ACCATTTCTCAAGAAGTTTGAAGCAACTGTCAGATGTTGCACGCAGAATGGCATACGAGGTGGATCCGCGACAGTCCACTTCCCAATCTGGCACCAAGAAATAGAAGACATTCTGGTTCTTAAGAACAACAAAGGAACAGAAGATAATAGAGTTAGGAAGTTAGATTACTCAATTCAAATCAGCAAACTTTTCTATGAAAGATTCATTAAGAATGAAGACATCTCACTCTTCAGTCCCCACGATGTTCCTGAGCTTAGTGCTAATTTTGGTCTTGATGGATTTGACGACCTTTATGTGGATGCAGAACGAGATGAATCTATTCCAAGAAAAACTATTGGTGCTCAAGAACTCATTCTGGACCTCCTGAAAGAAAGAGCAGAAACTGGTCGTATTTACATTATGAATATTGACCATTGCAATTCTCACTCTTCCTTTAAGGATAAGATTGAAATGAGCAATCTGTGTCAGGAGATCACTCTTCCAACAAAACCACTTCAGCATATTGATGACCCTAATGGTGAGATTGCTCTTTGCATCCTTTCTGCAGTTAATGTTGGCAAGGTCAAAGATGACGAAGAGTTTGAAGAACTTTGTGAACTGTCTGTAAGAGGACTTGAAGAACTGATTGACTATCAAGATTATCCAGTAGTTGCTGCTGAGAAATCTACTAAAGCACGTAGATCCCTGGGCATTGGTTATATTGGACTTGCTCATTATCTTGCCAAACTTGGATTCAAATATGATTCTCAAGAGGCATGGGATGCAGTCCATGGTCTTTCTGAATCATTCCAGTACTATCTCCTGAAAGCATCTAATCAGATTGCTAAGGAGAAGGGTGCTTGTGAATACTTTAATAGAACTAAATATGCTGATGGCATTTTGCCAATTGATACATATAAAAAAGATGTAGACGAAATTTCCTCTATCCCCTACCAGCATGATTGGGAGACTTTACGTTCCAGTATCAAGGTACATGGACTCAGACATTCAACACTGTCCGCACAAATGCCATCGGAGAGCAGTTCCGTTGTGTCAAATGCCACCAATGGCATCGAGCCTCCTAGGGGATTCTTGTCCATTAAGAAATCAAAGAAAGGACCTCTTAAGCAGATTGTTCCCCAGTACCAACACCTTAAGAACAATTACACGCTTCTTTGGGATATGCCTAGCAATACTGGTTACATTAATATTGTTGCAGTTATGCAGAAGTTCTTTGATCAAGCAATTTCTGGAAACTGGTCCTATAATCCAGAAAATTACCCAGACAATGAAGTTCCTACTTCAGTAATGGCACAAGACTTCTTAAGCACATACAAGTATGGATGGAAGACATCTTATTATCAGAATACATATGATAATAAGACTGATGAAATTAAAGAACCAGCACAGAATATTAATGAGTTAATTGAGGAAATTTTAAGTTCAAAAGGAGAGGAAGATTGTGACAGTTGCAAAATTTAGAGTTAATTCTGAACCTACTATTCAAGGTATGACAGTATTCAATACATCCCAGGTAGATGCCAAAAAGCAACCTATGTTTTTTGGCAATCCCCTTGGGGTTCAAAGATATGATCAATATAAGTATCCTATCTTTGACAAACTTACTCAACAACAACTTGGTTATTTCTGGAGACCTGAAGAGGTCTCCCTCCAGAAAGATCGTGCAGATTATCAAACTCTTCGTCCAGAACAAAAGCATATCTTCACTTCTAATTTAAAGTATCAGATCCTTCTGGATTCTGTTCAAGGAAGAGGTCCTGGTATGGCATTCATTCCATACTGCTCTCTTCCTGAACTGGAAGCATGTATGACTGTATGGGAATTCATGGAAATGATTCATTCCAGATCCTATACTTACATCATTAAGAATGTGTATTCTGATCCATCAGAAGTATTTGATACTATCTTAACTAACGAAAAGATCTTAGAAAGAGCATCTTCTGTTACTGGTGCTTATGATGATTTCATCAATTCTGCTCAAAGATATGGGTCATCCAATGATTGGTTATTTGCTCAGGAAGGTGCTGGGTATTCTAGAGAAGAAAGAATTGAACTCAAACGAAAACTTTATAGGGCAATTGCAAATGTCAATATTCTTGAAGGTATCAGGTTCTATGTCTCGTTCGCTTGCTCGTTTGCATTTGGTGAACTCAAGCTTATGGAAGGATCAGCTAAAATTATCTCTCTTATCGCCAGAGACGAAAACCAGCATCTTGTCATTACTCAAAACATCCTCAACAAGTGGAGTGAAGGGGATGATCCAGAGATGCAACAAATTGCTAAAGAAGAACAGGATTGGGTAGTCAGTGCATTTAAAAATTGTGTAAACCAAGAAAAAGCATGGGCACAATATCTGTTCAAAGATGGTTCTATGATTGGACTAAATGATAAACTTCTCAACAACTATGTTGAGTGGATTGCAAATCGTCGTATGAAATCTATTGGAATTAAACCTATCTATGATATCCCTGCCAAGAATAATCCCCTCCCCTGGACAGAACACTGGATCTCCTCAAAAGGTCTACAGGTTGCTCCCCAGGAAACAGAAGTTGAAAGTTATGTGGTTGGTGGCATTAAACAAGACTTGAAAAAAGATACCTTTGCTGGGTTTAAACTTTGATGAGAGGGGCAAGTTGCCCCTCTTTTTTTATAAATAACTAAAAAGGTTTTATTGCGTCATGGCAGGATTAAATAACATTAGAGAAGCATATTCACAAGTTTATAACCAACTTGATGAAAGAATGAGTGATGATGAAAAAGAGATGAGACGTCTTGCTGCTCAGGAAAGAAGAGCAGGTAAGTCTGATAGAACGGATGCTAAGGCAGCAAGTAAATATGCAGAGTCAGAAAAAAAATCTGCAGAAAGAGAAGATAAGAAATCTAGAGGTAAGCACATTCATGGAATGGCAGATTCTGTTGAAGTAGATGGAGATCTTGTCGATGAAGGAATGACTATGAAGGACTTCAAGGCAAATCGTAAAAAAGCAAAAGCATCTGCTGCTCGTGCTGATGCTGTGAAGAGAGGTCATGTAGGTAAGGAATGGTATAACAGTGGTAGAAGATATTCTCCAGATGAAGCAAAGAGAAGTCGTGCAAACATGGATGATGAAGAAAGACGTACTAGACATCGTAGTGCTGTAGATCCTGATAATGAGGATGATAATAACTACTCTGCAGATAAGACGAAGAATCCTAAGAAGCTTCGTAAGCAAAAAGCAATGGGAGAGTCTGCAGTTCCTGGTAAACCAGCAGAAAAACTTGGTGCTGTAACTGCTATTCCAAAATCAGAACAGGAAGCTGCTAGAGAAAGACTCCTTGCAAAGGCAAAGGCTATGAGAGAAAAAAATATGAAGAAGGAAGAAGCAGAATTAGAAGAGAAGAGAGGTCTTTGGGATAATATTCATGCTAAGAGAAAGCGTGGCGAAAGACCTGCTAAACCAGGAGAAAAGGGATATCCTAAGACTCTTAATGTAGAAGAAGTAAGAGCACTTGTAGAAGGTATCAAACAGGCTAGAAAGAATGTTGGTGCTTCTAAGTGCTGGACTGGTAAGAAACTTGGCAATCCTTCAACCAAAATGAAGGGTGGTAAAGAAGTACCTAACTGTGTTCCTGAAGCACTTGTTTATGGTGGTGAGAAAAAGGAACCAGAAGATAAGAGAATGACAGTGACTGCTGCTGATAAAAAAGCAAATACCAAAGCATGGCAGAAGTACAAAGCAGGCAATCCAGCATACAAAGCTGCTGCACATGTAGGTGAAGAAACTGTTGTAGAAAGAGCACTTGATACTGCAGAAACAGGTGAGAAGGAAAGACTTGTAAAAGGAATGAAGAAGTCTGCTGCAGACTTTAAGAAGAGATATGGAGAAAGAGCAAAGTCAGTGATGTATGCTACTGCCACTAAGATGGCAAAGAAGCATATGGATACTTCTAAATCAGATCGTAGATACGCTGTGGAGGAAACTTCAATGGAAGAGAATGCTGATCTTGAGAACAGAAAGAAGGGACCAAGAAAGCCATCACAAATGGCTAAGAGAGAAAAACTCAATAAACTTATTGATGAAATAAGAACAAAGAGAGAAGGTGAATCTAAGTAAGAAGCAGAAGCAATTAATCTTTGTTAGTATTATTACTTCTGGATTAATTACTTCACTTTCTCAATGTACTAAAATATCCGAAGATAGTCTGTGGGATCTCTTTGATGAAATTCAAAGAAAGTTCTTCCCACAGACTATTTTTAATGAATTGATAATTAAAGATCCTGAGAAATTAGACAGAAGAATTCAAAGGGATGTGGATCATGCCATCAGGGATTATGAGAGATGGGAATCCTCATTGCCTCCTAGGATGACCAACAAGACCATCCTGGAGGGTCTAAAGTCCCCAAGGTTCTCTGACACCCAGAGACTAGTGGTGAAGGATGCAATTTATTATGAGTGTCCTGGAGGTGTTATGGGCATCAGAGGAGTGTGGGTTGACAAGGATCCAGAATGTACCTAGAATCACTCTGTTGGGTTTGAAGGATAAATAAGGCTTAAATTATTAAAGGCTTTATGACCTATGAGAACCCTTGGATATATCAGGGAGAAACTTTTGATTCACCTGACATATTGGATTACTATGGTTTTGTTTATCTTATTGAATGCAATGAAACTTCTAGGAGCTACCTGGGAAGAAAGTATTTTTGGTCTTTTAGAAAACAAAAGGGTAAGTCTAGAAAAACTAAACAGGAAAGTGACTGGAAAAAATATTATGGATCCTGTCCAGAATTAAAAGAAGATGTTAAGAAGTATGGTAAGAGCAAGTTCAAAAGAACCATACTATCATTACATAAAACCATAGGTAAAACTAATTACGAAGAGACTAGGCAACTATTCTTAAATAATGTCTTAACTGAATCACTTGACAATGGAGATCCCAAGTACTATAATAGCAACATCTTGGGAAGATACTTCAGAAAAGATTATTATGAACAAAAAACAAATGCAGATGATGTGCCAAAGCAGAGTTGATAGTGTCTTTGACAGAATTCATGAACTATGTGATTCTGGAAGAGTTGATGATGCTTCTGCTTTGTATGCAGAAATTAAAGATTGGGTTGTTCAGAAATATGATATTGAGGTTCTATCTTTAGATTATATTAATGATGTAATTTAAAAACCTAAATAATCACTCATAATGATTTTTAGAATGAGTCTTTGATTATGAAATTAGAGCCCAGGAAGGTGCCCTTCGAGAGAGGTGGTGTACCCCCCTTCTATTGGGATGTAGAGTTCAACAAATTTTAATGCTTTTTAAAACAATTTCAATTATTGCTTTTGGTCTTGTAGGTCTGGCACCCTTAACAGCAAAAGCAGCAAGCGGATGTTCCCTTGCATCACATTATGGAGTAGGTGATGGATATCACGGACAAACTACTGCCAATGGCGAAAGATACAATGCATATGGGTTGTCAACTGCCCATAAATTCCTTCCCTTTGGAACTAGACTAAGAGTTACAAACCAGTCAAATGGTCGTTCTGTTATTGTAAGAGTTAATGATAGAGGACCCTTTGTTGCTGGTAGGTCACTTGACTTGTCCTATGGAGCATTTGGTAAAATTGCATCTCCTGGACAAGGGGTTGCCAATGTATGCTATACTAGGGTATAATATACATACTTGACAACTGAATAGTAGGGAGTTATAATACTCCCTTACATGTGCGAGATTAGTTCAGTGGTAGAACGCTATCCTTCCAAGTTAGATGTCAGGGGTTCGAATCCCCTATCTCGCTTCCCCAGAAACATCTGGGAATTATAAATAAACACTGTAGTTGTAATTCTTAACAAACTATATGAAATTTTTCAAACAACTGATGCTTGCACCTGTTGCTCTGGGGATTGTTACTCCTTCTGCTTTTGCTGCAGACCTTAATATGAATGGAGTATCCCAATATACATCCAATGAGCAGGTTACAAGCGTCACTCAATTCTCTGATGTTCAACCTACTGATTGGGCATATCAAGCACTCTCACAACTTGTAGAGCGTTATGGTTGTGTTGCTGGTTATCCCAATGGAACCTTTGGTGGTGGTCGTGCAATGACTCGTTATGAGGCAGCAGCACTTCTGAATGCTTGTCTGGATCGTGTGACTGAAGTTACTGATGAACTCAAGCGTCTTACCAATGAGTTTGCACAGGAACTTGCAGTGCTTCGTGGTCGTGTAGATAAACTGGAAGCACAAGTTACTACTCTTGAAGCACAACAGTTCTCCACTACTACCAAACTGCGTGGTGAAGCAAACTTTGTTCTTGGTGGTGTTGATAATTACCAAAGTAAAGCAGGTGACATTACTCACACTGCATTCAACTATGATCTTCGTCTGAACCTGGATACTTCATTCACTGGTAAGGACCTTCTGCGTACTCGTCTGCGTTCTTCTAACTTTAGTAGCAATCCTTTTGGATCTAGTTCTTCTATCTTCAAACTGGATAAAGCAGACAACACCCAAGGAGATATGGGCGATGCTGTAGTTATTGATCGTCTGTACTATCAGTTCCCTGCTTTTAATAACAAAGCAACTATTACTGCTGGTGCTCTTGTTCGTAACACTGAAATTGCCTGGATTCCTTCAGCATATGAATCCAAGATCCTTGACTTCTTCCAAGTAGCAGGTGCTCCTGGTGTTTATAACAAGGCAGTTGGTTCTGGTTTTGGTATCCAGTACGGTAAGAAAGGTCTTGTTGCTGGTGTAAACTATGTTGCACAGAATGGTGCTGATAGTTCTACTGGTGAGTTTGATAAGTCTGGTGCTCTGAATACTCTGGCACAGATTGGTTATCGTGGTGATAACTGGGGTGCTGCTTTTGGTTATCGTTATGGTACTGAAGGCACTCGTGTTCGTACCTATAATGGTCTGAATGGTGCATCTGGTTCTCTGGTTCCTGGTCAAACTTCTAATGGTTATGCCATTAATGCTTACTGGCAACCCACTCAATCTGGTTGGATTCCTTCCATCTCTGCAGGTTATGGTTGGAACACTGTAAGTGGTACTCAAAGTGCTGCTACCAACAGTCAATCTTGGATGGCTGGTCTGACTTGGAACGATGTGTTTGTTGATGGTAACTCTGCTGGTGTTGCTGTTGGTCAGGCTCCTACTGGTGAAGATCTTGAGAAGTCCACTCTTCTTGAAATCTTCTACAAGTACCAAGTGTCTGATAATATCAGTATCACTCCTGCTATCATCTATGGTAGTGACAACCAACGCCTGGTTGGTAACTCCTCTAACTGGGGTGGTGTAATTCAGACTACATTCAAGTTCTGATAATCTACTCATAAGTTGAGTTAGACCACTCCTTTCTGGGGTGGTCTTTTTTGTTAGGTAATGGAAACCTTAACCAAATCTTAGTGGACTTTAAGATTGTCTTCCAGTATCATTAACGAACTTCTGGGAGTAGGGTTAATTATCAGTCCGTTGGTTCTGGTGCTGGTGTTCGTCAATTCATTGCGGGCACAGTTGACTTCGGAGCAAGTGACGAACCAATCTCCGCAGCAGATGCCTCCAAAGTGAAGCGTGGTGTTGTTCAGATTCCTATGGTGGGTGGAACGATTGCTGTGGCTTACAATAAGCCTGGATGTAATCTGAGACTTACTCAAAAGCAAACTGTAGATATTTTTGCTGGTCGTATTAGAGATTGGAAAGCACTTGGATGTGCTGCTGGTCCCATTACTCCTGTGTATCGTTCTGATGGTTCTGGAACCACTTATGCATTCACTAACTCTCTTGATGCCTTTGGTGGTTGGGGTCCAGGTGTAGGTAAGGCAGTTAAATGGCCTACTGGTGTTGGTGCAAAAGGTAATGAAGGTGTTTCTGGACGAATTCGCCAGACTCCTGGTTCTATCGGTTATGTGAATACTGGATTTGTAAAAGCAAATCGTATTCAAGCAGCAGCAATTCAAAACCGAGCAGGTAAGTTTGTTCTTCCTACTGCTGCATCTGGTGCTGCTGCTCTGAATAACATCAAACTGGACGCAAACCTTGCTGGTGAAAATGCAAATCCTGCTGGTGCAACTGCATATCCTATTTCTACTTTGACTTGGGTTCTTGCATATCGTACTGGCAATGGTGCTAAGGCAGATGATATTCGTGCTGCTCTAAACTATGCTCTGAGTTCTAAAGCACAATCTATTGCTGATGATCTTGGATATGTTCCTCTGTCTGGTTCTATCCTGAACCGTGCAAGGATTGCTGTTGGTCGCATTGGGCAATAAATTAGTATAAATATTGGGGGCACCTGCCTCCTTACCGTGGGTGAGTGTAAAGGTAGCACAGAAGTCTCATAAGCTTCAGGAGAGGGTTCAATTCCCTCACCCGCCATTATTTGAGGTACATACAATGATAAAAATAAGATGCAAGAATTGTAACATAGAATTAATATCACATCCTACTAAATCTAAATGCTGTGGTTGTGATAATTTAACCACAGTTAAAGGTGAAACTATTACTGCTATTGACTTGACAAAGGTAGAGTTAATCAGTAACATGGTAAAGAAGGAATCAAAAAATGTTCTTTCAAAGGAAGATATTGCTTGGCAAGAAGCAAGAAAACATCGTAAAATTAGAAAACTGGAGTTTGATATTAAATGACTTGGGAAACCCCAAAACTTTCAAAGGGTGATGTAGAACTACTCACTATTGCATTAGATGAATATCTGTATGTTTCAAATTTAGAAATACCAGATATTCCAAAAATGGAAAAACTATTGCATAGACTGGAAGATCATTTGGACAAGTTTTAAAATCAACACATAAATTTGTATCTAAAACTACTATCTGTAAATAGTAAATCTAAGATACAAATTTTATGGACAATCATACTTTTAGTAATTGGTTGAAAATAAAAGAAACATTTGAAAAATCTGGTAATACAGATAACATGTTCTATAAGAGAGCATGTGCAATTGTTAAAACTGGTAAAGATCCATTAGAAAAATTTTTAAATCATGATACATTTAATCAGTAATTTAATGGAAAATGATTTGTTTGTTTCTTTTCTAGCAACTCTCTTGACAATGGTTCCCATAACAGGTATCATGCTCTTAGGAAATCAATCAAACAAAGAATGAAATCTTTTACAGTTGAGGAATTTGAAGAAAACTTCGATGAACTTTTCTCAAGAGTAGAAAATGGTGAAACATTTATCATTACAAGTGAGTCTGGAAATGTAGTAATTCTTCCTCACAAAGAAATTGAATCTATTACTGATGATGAATTAGTGAGGATTCATACTGATCACGAAGAAGGATCGTGATTTTATGGGACTGTTGCTTATTGGTTAAAGCCCACTGCTTATAACGGTGTGAACAGGGTTCAATTCCCTGCAGTCCTACTTGCTCCTTTAGCTCTCTGGTGAAAGCACTGTCCTCATAAGACAAGAAAGGTGAGTTCGATCCTCACAAGGAGCACTTGACACAATGACTGAATATCATTAGAATAGTAAAAAATGTTCTAATATATGAAAGTTGCATTAATTACTGGAATTACTGGGCAGGATGGATCCTACCTTGCAGAACTTCTTTTGGAAAAAGGATATGAAGTTCATGGAATTGTTAGAAGAGCATCCTTAATCAACACTGATAGAATTGATCACATTTATCAAAAATTACATCTTCATTATGGTGATCTTACTGATTCTACTAATCTGATTAGTGTTATTCAGAAAGTACAACCTGATGAGATTTATAATCTTGGTGCTCAGAGTCATGTAAAAGTTTCATTTGAAGTTCCTGAGTATACTGGACAGGTTGATGCTTTAGGAACCTTGAGAGTTCTAGAAGCAGTTAGACTTCTTGGGATGGAGAAGAAAACTAAAATCTACCAAGCATCAACATCTGAACTTTATGGATTGGTTCAGGAAACTCCTCAGAAGGAAACCACACCATTTTATCCAAGGTCCCCATATGGTGTTGCAAAGATCTATGGTTATTGGATTACCAAAAACTATCGTGAATCATATGGTCTTTATGCTTGCACTGGGATTCTTTTTAATCATGAATCACCTCGCAGGGGAGAGACATTTGTTACTAGGAAGATTACAGTAGGTCTTTCTAGAATCTCTGTTGGTCTTCAAGATTGTCTTTATCTTGGTAACTTGAATGCAAAGAGGGATTGGGGTCATGCCAAAGACTTTGTAGAAGCAATGTGGTTAATGCTTCAGCAAGATCAACCAGATGACTTTGTGATTGCTACTGGAGTTCAGTATTCAGTCAGAGAGTTTGTAGAGGAAGCAGCACCATACTTTGGAATGAAAATTAGATGGGAAGGTGAAGGTCTAGATGAGGTTGGCATTGATGAGTATAGTGGTAATGTGATCATTAGAGTCAGTCCTAAATATTTCAGACCTGCTGAAGTAGAGACTTTATTAGGTGATGCCACTAAGGCAAAGGAAAAATTAGGTTGGGAACCTAAGATTTCATTTAAACAATTAGTTGAGGATATGTGCATTCATGGACAATAAAAAAATAAATCATATTTATGATCAACCCCAATTTGGGGAAGATTGGTTTTCTTATTCAAGATTATATTCTGAGATGGTAAATAGATTTCCCTCAGGAAGTCATTTTGTTGAAATTGGATCTTGGAAAGGGAAGTCTTCTGCTTACATGGCAGTAGAAATTGCAAACTCAGGAAAGTCTATACAGTTTGATTGTATAGATCCTTGGCCAGATTGGAAACCTGAAGGTGAATATTTTGAAACTATGTGTCAAAATTTGCATGAAACTTTCTTGAATAATGTAAACCCAGTAAAAGAATATCTAAATCCAATAAAGTTAACTTCTATGGAAGCAGTTAAGCAATATGAAGATAACTCTTTAGATTTTGTTTTTATTGATGGTAATCATGAATATGAATATGTCTTTGAGGATATTAATTTTTGGATAAAAAAAATAAAGAAAGGAGGTGTTTTATCTGGACATGATTACCACTATCCCCCAGTGATTAAAGCAGTTTCTGATAATGGTTTAACTGATGTTGTTGCTAGGGAGGGGTGTTGGTACTATGAAGTTAGATAGTAAAATTTTTGTTGCTGGCCATAGAGGATTAGTTGGATCATCTATTACTAGGAAGTTAAAAGAACTTGGTTATACTAATGTTCTTGGTTTGAGAAAATCTTTATTAGATCTCACTTCTCAAGAACAAGTAGAAGAGTTCTTTGAAACTCAAAGACCTGAGTATGTGTTTCTTGCTGCAGCTAAAGTTGGAGGAATTGGACATAACAAAGAAAACCCAGCAGATTTTATTAGAGAAAATCTTCAAATTCAAACTAATGTAATTGATGCTTCATATAGAAATGGTTGTAAGAAACTTTTGTTTTTAGGTTCTGCTTGCATCTATCCTAAACATGCACCAGTTCCAATTAAGGAAGAATACTTAATGACTGGACCCCTTGAAGAAACTAATATTGCATATTCTCTTGCAAAGATATCTGGATATTTGATGTGTAAAAAGTATACAGAACAGTATGGATTCCCAACTGTTTCTGTTATGCCAAATAACCTCTACGGAATTAATGATAACTTTATTATTGAACAGTGTCATGTAATTCCTAGTTTCATTAACAAGTTTATTCATGCAAAAGAAAATAATCTTAATGAAGTAGTTTGCTTTGGTGATGGAACTCCAACTAGAGAATTTTTGTTCTCTGATGATCTTGCAGATGGTCTTATCTTCTTGATGAACAACTACAATGATCCAGAAATTATTAACATAGGTCCACAGAGAGAAGTAAGTATCAAAGAGTTGTCTGAACTTGTTGCTAATCTTGTTGGATATAAAGGAAATATTGTTTGGGATACTACTAAACCAAATGGAACTCCTAGAAGAGCATTGGATACTTCCAAAATGGATTCTCTTGGTTGGAAAGCAAAGACATCACTAGAGGATGGATTGAAAGTTACTATTGATTGGTTTTTACAAAATAGGGAGAATTATGTCAGAGTATAAGTGGCCTCTTATGAAAAATACTCTCTCCTTTTTGGATAGGGTAAAACTTGCGAAGTTTGTATTATCATCAGATAAGTTTACTCAAGGTAAAAAAGTTCAAGAATTTGAAAATGCTTGGTCTGAGTGGATTGGATCTAAACACTCCCTGTTTGTAACTTCTGGCAGCACTGCAAATTTTCTGTTAGTTGCTGCTGTGATGGAAAAATATGGATTGAAACCTGGAGATAAAGTAGTTCTTCCTGCATGTACATGGGTTACAAATATCAATCCTATTTTTCAGTTAGGTCTTACTCCAATCTTCTGTGATATCAATCTTCAAAATTACAGTTTTGATATTGATAATCTGAGGAGAATATCTGAGAAACATTCAGATATTAAAATGATATTTGTTACACATCTGTTAGGCATTCCTGCTGACAATGCTAAGTATCAAGAGATCTTTCCAGATGCAATTATTCTAGATGATGTTTGTGAATCTCATGGATGCACTTCTTATGATGGATCTAAAGTGGGTTCAAAAAGTTTGGGTGCAACTTTTAGTTTTTATTTTGGTCATCACATGTCAACCATTGAAGGTGGTATGATCTCTACTAATGATAGTGAACTGTATGATCTGATGAAACTTAAAAGGTCTCATGGTCTTGCAAGAGTATCTGATAAATTTGAATATTATTCAAATCAAAATCCAGAAATTGAAAGATCATTCCTTTTTGTAACTGATGGATATAACTTTAGAAATACCGAACTTGCAGCAGTTCTAGGTCTTTCTCAACTTAAAAGACTTGATCAGTTTATCAAAATAAGAAGAGATAACTATTTTAAGTTTCTTGGTGCTGTATATGAAAATAAAAATCTACATCCAGTCTATCCAAGTTTGGGTAATAGTTGTTTTTGTTTCCCATTTATTTGTAAAACAAAAGAAATCAAACAAAAACTGATTAGTCTCTTTGATAAGTATTCTATAGAATATAGACCTGTTGTTGGAGGTAATTTACTTAGACAACCATATATGGTAAACTACTCAGTGGAATGCCCTTCGAAGGTTTTGAATGTAGATATCCTTCACGAAAATGGGGTATACATAGGTAATAGTCAGTTTGTTTCTGATAAAGAAATCGAAATCATTAAAGAAATTATTGGAGAAATTTGATGGAAAAACTTGGTGAATTTATTGAAAACATTATTAAGGAAACAGTAGATAGAGTTCTTTTTTCTGGTGAAGAAGTTCCAGATGTAGAATACATTGCAACTGATAATCTTGGAGAAATTGTTGAGAAACTAGCGATCCTTCACATCAGAACATGGATGCTTGAAGATGCAATTCAAGAAGCAACAACAGATGAAGAGATTGCTCATTTAAAAAGAAAAATTGATATCTGTTTTAAAGTAAAAAGACCTAAGTTGGTACAAGCAATCAACATTATGATTGATGATGCAATTACAAATGAAAAAAGTCTACGAGAAGACTCTGTAAAACTTTATAAGGGGGTTTGAGGAATAACAGTTGATGACTGAAATTAAAAAAATTTGTTTCTTCAATCATTATCATAATGGAGATATTGTAAATAACAGGGCATTTGTGGAAGAAATAATTCAACACATTGATGTTGAATATTACTATGCTCATCCAAATAATCCTGCCATAATTAAAGATTTAAATATACAAAATGCTTCTAGTGATATTTTGAGTTCTTTAAGTATAACTACAAAACTTTCTCAAATTGAAGATACTTTGTATATCAACACTTGGATTGGGTCTTCTTTTGGACCTGAAAATGAATACACTGGCAATTGTTCTTTAGTCAGTATATACAATATGTTTTCACACATATACGAAGAATTAAATAAAATATTTGGAACCAATTTAAAACTATCAAATCCTGAAAATTATTTTCCATTAATAGATTATACCAAATATAATATTTTTAAAGTTTCTGATTTTGTTTCACAGCATCAAAATCAAAAAATTCTTTTTTGTAATGGACCATGTTTATCTGGACAATGTGAATATTCTGGTGACATGAAATCTATTATAATTGAATTGGCAGAAAAAAATCCTAACAAAATTTTTATAGCAACTCATAAGTTCGAATCTAATATTAGCAACATTAAATTTACTGATGATATTATTCAATCTGATTCTACAGATTTGAATGAAATTGCTTATCTTTCTTTGTCTTGTGATCTAATTGTTGGAAGAGCTTCTGGTCCACTTTGTTTTTGTTGCAACTCAGAAAATATGAATGATCCTACAAAAACATTCTATGTGTTTGGTATTAATGAAACTGATTGCCCTCCTTGGAATTTAAATGTAAATTGTAATTTCATATTTGAAGAATATTCTAATTATGAAGATTTAAAGTCTTCTATATTTGATTTAATTTTAGAATCATGAAACATCCTTTAAATAAATTTTTTGATAAAGTTATAGTTCTTACCACAACTCATGAGTCATGTAAGGACAGGATAGAGAGGTTTAAAACTAGAAGTAAAAATCTAGAATATGAATTTTTCTATGGGACACATGCTGCAGATATGAACATTGATTTTTATAGGGAAAATGGATGTGAGCCCATAACTGATGGTCAAATATCTTGTGCAGTAAATCATTTAAATTTATATCAATATATCATTAATAACAATATATCTAATTGTCTTATATTGGAAGATGATGCAGTTATAACAGAAGATATTCAATATATTGAAGATTGTTTATCTAAACTTCCTTCAGATTGGAAGTTAGTTTACCTTGGGTATATAAACTATCATTATATTCATCCTAATTATTCTGATCATTTATTTAAATTTTCTTCTAAAAATTATGTTGTTTTGGATTGTACTTTTGGGTTTGCAATAACTAAAGATTTTGCTTCTAAACTATATGATGCAAATAAAACTATAAACAATACTGCTGATGGATCTATTCAAAGATTGATTAGGGAAGATGATATTGATGTTTATGCTACAGTTCCTAAAGTAGTAGAGCATGAGGGATTGGAATCTATTCTTGCTATGGTAGATAGGGGAGACTTTAAAAGATGAAAAAAATAAAACTTTATTTTGATAATTTTTGGCCAGAATTTAATTATCAAAATAATATTTTTACATGGGCTCTTTCTCAATCATATGATGTTATTATTGATAAAGATTCTCCAGATTTATTAATTACTACTAATCACTTACTTGAGGATAAAAAATCTAAATTAATTTTTTATCAATCAGAACCTTGGTTTTTAACTTCAGATGGGACTTTAGATAGATCTAAATTTTCACATGCTATCTCAACCTTTAATTTTAATGATCCATTTTTAAAAAGAGTTCCTTTATGTTTATGGTATCATTATGAATATTTCTCTCATGGACTTATAGATGACTATGAATATTTTCTAAATCATACTCCTGAAATAAAAAATATTCCTAATGATTTTTGTTCTTTTGTATCTAGAAATCCAACTTATCCAAGAAAAGAATTTTTTGATCTGTTGAGTCAATATAAGTTTGTAACTGCTTCTGGAAGTTTGTGTAATAATTCTTCACTAGTTCCTGGGAATATTGGGACATTAAGTGGATCAGTAGAAAAAACAAAATACTTATCAAATTTTAAATTTAATATTTGTTTTGATAATTCTGAAGGATGTATAAAATCTTTTTCAGATTCAACTCTTATTAGTAAATCTGGCATCTTCACTGAAAAATTATATGAGGCAATGTTAGCAAATACCATACCAATTTATTGGGGAAATGCTGATATATCTAATGATATTAATACTAAATGTATAATTAATGTTCATGACTATGATAATTTGAATGATGTAGTTGACAAAGTTATTGAAATTGACTCTGATGATAATTTATATTTTGATTATATAAATCAAAAATATGTAGAAGACACTAAAGATAATATTTTTAGTAAAGAATATATTGTAGAATTAATGAAAATTTTGGTAGAAACATGATTAGTATTATTACTGGAACTTTAAATAGAGGACCATTACTTCAAAAATTAATAGAAAATACAGTTGAAACTAATCCAAATTTGGAATTAGTTTTAGTTGATGGTGGAAGTACTGATGGAACAATAGAATATATTAAAGAAGAAAACAATTCCCAAATTAAATTAATAGAAGTTGGATGTAGAAGTAGTTATCCACACTTTATGAATCTTGCTATTAAAAATGCAAAATATGATATTGTTTGTCAGTGGAATGATGATGTTATTTTGGCAAATGATTGGCAAGAAGTTATTGATAGTGTAGAAGAGGAATATGATGTATACTTATTTAATTGGAAGTATGGATCATATGAATCTATAGAAGACCCAAATTGGTTAAGTGGACTTACTTTTGATGATAATGGATGGTGTCTTTTAAATAATACTAAAATAGATGAAAAATCTATTGTTATGAATTATGGGTTGTATAAAAAAAAAATATTTAAAAGAATTGGAATGTATAATAATGAATACAAATATTATTATGCAGATGCAGATATGGCTTATCGAGCATATAAATTTGGATACAAAGTAAAAGATCTTCGCAATATTAAAGTTTGTTCCTTGTTTACAGATAAGGTGGCTATGCATTATAATGATGATGAAGAAGTTTTTAAAAATAATGCAAGTTTATATGAACAAAATCAATTACCAAGCACTATAGAATTTTTATGAAAAGTAAATTTAATTTAGTAGATAATTGTTTTACCCATCTTACTGGCGGAAATATGGGATACTCAGTTCATGGGAAAGAGTCTAAGCACATAGAATGGGTATCTGATTTTTCTGCAGATGAAACTTTTTATGTAGATCAGACTATAGATCAAGCATTTACAGATGGAATAAGTGGAACTAAATATGCATGGATTCTAGAGTCTAAATTTGTTATTCCTGGAATATCTGAAAGGATCAAATCAAATTTAGAAGAATACTTTAATGTATTTAAATATATTTTTACACATGATAAAGAACTTTTTTCTTTAGATCCTAGATTTAAGTGGTGTCCTGCTCAAGGATTTTGGATTAAAGAACCAAAATTATATGAAAAGACTAAGATGATTTCTATGATTTCATCTAATAAATCTTTCACTGAAGGTCAAAAGAATAGGATTAAGTGGGTAGAAAGAATTGGAGATCAAGTAGATCTTTATGGTAGAGGATTTAATGAAATTGTAAATAAAGAACAAGGTCTTTGTGATTATATGTTCTCAGTAGTAATTGAAAATGGAATTTATGAGTCATACTACACAGAGAAGATTCTTGATTGTTTTGCTACTGGTACTATCCCTGTTTATTTGGGATCTCCTGACATTGCAGACCATTTTAACAAAGATGGAATCATTCAATTGAGTGAAGAATTTGAAGTGTCAGAGGAGATTTATCAAAGTAAATTAGATGCTATAAAAGACAATCTGGAAAGAGTAAAAAAAATTGAAGTTCTTGAAGACTTTATTTACATTAATTATCTACAATGATATCATTTAATAGTCTGGGAAATTTAGGAAGACTTGGCAATCAAATGTTTCAGTATGCTTCCTTAAGGGGCATTGCTGCTAATAGAGGATTTGATTTTTGTATTCCCCCAAAAAATGTATTTGGTGTTAGTGATCTAAATGTAAAAAATTGTCCAACAAACATTTACACTGCTTTTGACATTAGTAAATATCCTCAAGGTATTCCAGATAATACTATAGTAAAAGAATCTGGGTTTCATTTTGATGAGGATCTGTTTAACACTTGTGATGATAACACAGATCTTTATGGATACTTCCAATCGGAAAAGTACTTCAAACATATTGAAGATGAGATTAGGAAAGATTTTACTTTTGGGGATAATATTGTAAAATCTTGTGAAGATATTATTACCAATGAAATAGGAACTACTGAATTAATTTCTTTGCATATTAGAAGAAGTGATTACTTGCACCTTCAGACATTTCATCCAGTTCCTCCAATTGAGTATTACATTGAATCATTGAAAAAACTTCCTAATGTTCCTGTGTTAATATTCACTGATGATATTGATTGGTGTATGAAGCAAAGTGTATTTGATCCTAACAGATTTTTTATATCTCAATCTAATTCAGCTGAGCATGATATGTGCTTTATGACTATGTGTAAGTATCATATCATTGCAAATAGTTCATTCAGTTGGTGGGGTGCTTGGTTGGCAAAAAGTGAAAAAGTTATTGCTCCTAAAACTTGGTTTGGATCTTCTTTGATGGATCATGATACTTCAGATCTTTATTGTAATGGGTGGGAAACACTATGACTTTAACTGATTATTTTGATAGAACTTTTTGTATTAACTTAGACTCAAGACCAGATAGATGGGAAGAAGCACAGAAAGAATTTGCAAAGCATTCATTTAATGTAGAAAGAGTTCCTGGAATTGAGGGGTCTAAGTTGAATCTTGACTTCCCTCCAGAGATTAAAGAGGGTGCTGTAGGATGTGCTCTTTCTCAGTTTTTCTGTATCAAATACGCCAAACAATTAGGTCTTGATACTTTTCTTTTGTTAGAAGATGATATTCAATTTGATGAAAATGTTAATGAACTATTTGATCAATATATCAAAGAGGTTCCTTCCGATTGGGATATGTTATATCTTGGGGGGCAGCATTTCCATGGAATGAATCTTCAGCAGGTTTCTGAACATGTTTATAAGTGTGAGTATACTTTAGCAGCACACTCAGTTGCTTTTAATAATAAGGTATTTGATAAATTTATTGATAAACTAATTGATATTACAAAACCTTGTGATGTTCATTATGCAGAGTCTCATAAAGAAATTAATGCATATGTAATTATTCCCCACTTAACATGGCAAAGGAATAGTTATTCTGATATTGAAAAAGTAAACGTAGACTATACTTTTCTGAAGCATCATAGATATCCACAGTGGGGTAAACCATGACAAAAGTTATTTCCTTTTCATTGTATGGAGATTCTCCAAAGTATAATGTTGGAGCTATTAAAAACTCTGAACTTTATGCAAAATTTTTTCCTGATTGGGAAATGTGGGTTTATCATAATGATTCTGTTCCTGATCAAACGTTAACTTCTCTTAGTAAAAATAAAGTTAAGTTAATTAATATGGAAGTTGAAGAAGGTCCAAGAAATTCTCTTTGGAGGTTTCTTCCTGCACAAGATAATTCTATTGAGTATTTTATTTCTAGAGATTGTGACTCTAGACTTTTTGAAAGGGATGTTTGTTCTGTTAATCAATGGATTGAATCTGGAAGTCCATTCCACATTATTAGAGAACATCCTTGGGGACATACATGGGTAATTAATGCAGGTATGTGGGGATGTGTTGGAGGATTTGTTGAAAATATACAAGACTCTATGACTGAATATTTTAAAACTAGCAAATGGGCAGATGTTAGAGAAGTAGATCAATGGTTTTTAAAAGAATGCATTTATCCAGTTGCTAAGGATCATGCATTTATCAATGATCAATTTGTTAATTTTGAAGGTAAATCAATTCCTATTAATAGAAATAGGGAACTTGATGATTATGCTTTCATAGGAGAACCATTTGATGAAAACGATAATCAGTTAGATAATTATAGAGATTTAATCATTCAATATAGTAATAGATAAAATGACTGACACATCTACAATAAAAAAGAAACTTAATGGAATTGGTCCAATTCTCTGGATTAATTTGGATACTGAAGTTGACAGACAACAACATATGAATGATCTGTTTAACTTTTATGGTATAGAGAACACAAGGATTTCTGCCATTGATGGCAGAGGAAACAATGATGTAAGTGAGTTTTTAGTTGGTAAATGGCCAGAACTTATAACTCCTGGAGAACTTGCTTGTACAATGTCTCATTTGAAAGCAATTAAATATTTTTATGAAGAGACTAGTTTAGATCATATTATTATATGTGAAGATGATATTGTATTTGATACGGTCCCTTACTGGCCATTTACTTGGTCTGGATTTATGGGATCTGTTCCTTTTGATTGGGATGTATTACAGTGTGCAATTACCAGCACAAAAAACCTTAGAGCAAACCTGCACCCAAGATTGATTAATGATTTCTGTGCTGCCTTCTATGTTATTACAAGGCATCATGCAGAGAAAATAGTTAAGCATCATATCAGAGGAAACAAGTTTAGACTGGATCAAAATTTAAAACCAAGGGCAGCATCTGAGGAAGTAATCTATAATTCAGGTAGAACATATTCAATGCCTTTGTTTACTTATAGATATGATTTTAGTTCTGGAATACATCAAGATCATGTAGAAATCTTTCATAAGAATAATGTAGAGGGTGTTTTAAACTTCTGGAAGAACAGACCTCCTGAGTTGGATACTAAAAATCTCTTAGATTATGACTTCTATGGGTTCTGGGAACCTTTGGTGGGTTAGTAAATCCTGACACAAGTAAGTATAAATACTTACAGAGTGCCCTTGACATAGGGCACTCTTTGCTATATACTGTTGTAACAATTTGATACAAAAGTACAATGACTGTAACCAAAAATGAATTTGGTCAAATGAATATGTGGGCAAAAGAGCCTTCAATGTACATGACAAAGGAGGATCTTGATCGTTATGGGATTGAACCTTATGCAGAGAAAGCGGAGAAGATGAATGGGCGTTGGGCAATGCTCGGTTTTATTGCTGCTATTGTTTCTTATGCTAGCACTGGTAAACTCTTCTTCGGAGTCATCTGATGATTGAGGCAGTTTGGACAATCACAGCAGTTGCATTTTTTGTGATTCTGGGTTATGCTGTAGAACAACTTTCTGAAACTTACTGATGACATTTAAAGTTACACTTCAATCCCCTGATGGCACTGAAACTACAATTGAATGCCAAGATGACCAATACATTCTTGAAGCAGCAGAAGAAGCAGGTGTTGACCTTCCTTCTTCATGTAAAGCAGGTGCTTGTTCAGCTTGTGCAGGAAAACTCATCTCTGGCACCGTAGATAATGAAGAACAATCTTTCCTTGATGATGATCAACTTGCTGATGGTTGGGTCCTGACTTGTGTAGCATACCCCACCAGCGATTGTGTGATCCTGACCGAACAGGAAGAGAATCTGTGAGCAGTGCTGGTATGTTGGGGCAATTTGCTATTGCTCTTGAAACACTTGGATGGGATAAAGATGATGACATCACAGTTGAGATAGGTGGTGTAGCAGTTACAGGGACTGCTACTCACCCAAATGCAAACCCTAAATGGGCAAAACCATTTGGAACAGTGACCTATCAAAATGATGCTTTCATCGTAATTAAAAATAAATCAAGGAACCCTATTGTTCCTTCACAACCAAACCCTGAACTTAAACAAAAACATTCTTATCAAGGAGAAAAACAATGAACGAAAGAGCTGAACGTATTAATGGTTGGGCTGCAATGATTGGCATTGTTGCTGCTATTGGATCTTATGCAGTAACTGGTCAAATTATTCCTGGAATTTGGTGATGGAGGTTACTATGCGTAAAGAGCAATATCAAATCCCACAAGTAGAATTTATTTTTCGTGAGAATGGTGAGTTTATAACTCGTACTTCTTCTGAACTCTTTAATGGAAAACGTGTGGTCATTTTTAGTCTCCCTGGTGCTTTCACTCCTACTTGCAGTGCCTATCAGTTACCTGGATTCGAAGAGAAATATGAAGACTTTATTGGTAGTGGCATCGACTATATTTACTGCATCTCTGTTAATGATGGGTTTGTGATGAATGCCTGGGCACAAGATCAGAACATCAAGAATGTAAAACTTATTCCAGATGGCAATGCTTACTTCACTCGTTCTATGGGTCAACTCGTTACCAAGACCAATCTTGGTTTTGGTGAGCGTTCTTGGAGATATGCTGCTGTGGTAGATAATGGAGTTATTGAAAAACTCTTTGAAGAACCTGGAAAGAGAGACAATGCACCAGAAGATCCTTATGTTGCAACTACTCCAGAAGCAGTTTTGGATTATGTGAAATCAACTGTCAGGGAAACAGCACAAGTTTGAAATAATAAGTAATCATACTTAACTCTGCTCTAAATATTGAGCAGAGTTTTTTTGTATTATGCCAAGAGGGCAACTTACTAAAGATAGTATTAAGTGTGATATTTTAAAAATTAAAAATGAATTATATTATGAGAATGTTTCTTGGACATCGGATCCAAAAGGAATTGCTCATAAGTATTTGAATAAAATATTAGACAAGATAGATGAGTATAGAGTCTAAATAATTTTTTAAATGGGGAATAAGATGATCGGACCAAAAAAGAAACCACAAGACTTTGGATTTAAACAAGGTGATACTCATATCATTGTGAATGATATTTCAGAAACTGCAAAGGCATATGATTTCACTGGAAAACTTCTTTGGGAACTTCCAGCATTAGCAAGAGGTCAGGGTAGTGATTTTGAATTTAAATTCACTAATACTGATACTCCTCCAGGTCTTTATAAGATTGGAACAATCTATAAAGATTATGAACGCAACTCAAATCCCCCATACTCTAGAGATGTAATGGCATTTGGTTGGTATAGTTTTGACCTTGTTGAACTTGAAGGTCAAGAAGCAAAGTATGGTCGTGCTGGAATTATGATTCATGGTGGTGGTTCTGCTTGTGGTTGGCCTGGTGCTTGGGCAGCAAAGCAACCTCTATATTCCACTCATGGATGTGTAAGAATGCACAATCAAGATTTGAGAGACAAAGTTCTTCCTCTGACTAAAACTGGTACAGTCTATGTTTCTGTCTTCCAAGAAGGTTGAATATGACTATTAAATTTATTGATGCTGCTGAAAATCATAAAGGTTTGCCTCATCAAAATGATGCCTGGGCATTTCTTCAGTCATCAGTTCATAAAGAAATACTTGATGAGTTTGCTAGAAGATATCGTAATGAAAAAGTAGAACCAACATTGGATGGTCTCCCAATTCCAGGTGTAGAACTAATTAAAGAATTTGAAGGTTGTCATTTAAGAGCATACTATGACCCTCTTACTGGTGGATTACCTATTACAATTGGATGGGGTTCTACCAGAAGAAAGGATGGAACTCGTTTTATGATTGGAAATACCATTACTCAAGATGAGGCAGATGACCTTTTATATTTTCAACTCAGAAGAGAGTTTCTTCCTTCACTGCAAAAAATACCTTACTGGAGTGAGATGAATGACAACCAAAGAGGGGCTTTACTTTCTTTTGCATATAATCTTGGTGCAGGTTTTTATGGTGCTTCTAACTTCAATACTATTACAAGGGTCTTGAAGAACAAGGAATGGGATAAAGTTCCTGATGCTTTGTATCTTTATAGAAATCCTGGTACTAATGTTGAGGCAGGTCTAGCAAGAAGAAGAAAAGCAGAAGGGAACTTGTTTAAACTATAAATACTTAAAAAAGTATTCATAAAAATGGACACACGAGAACTTCGCAATCTTCAAGAAGCATATATGGAAGTTGTTATGGGTGAAGGCAAAGTTCCTTGGAATGACCCTAAAAATCCACTTCAAAGTGGGCATACACCAGCAGAAAAGAATAGAGCAAAGAGAGAAAGAACTGGTGTAGAAGATCTTAAAAAATCTCCAACAGATAAAGATTATGCTAGATATGGTGCTATGAAATCTGTTGATGATGAACAATCCAGTGCTTCAAAGAAAAAAGATAAATCAACTCACAAGTTTAGTGATTTACCAATAAGAACTGATAAAGGTAAAAAGCAAACTATTGGTCAGTTGAGAAGAACTAGAGGAACTCCTAAACCAGGAGCATCTGATGAAAAATCAAATCTTTATCAGTCTCCAATTCGTAAAGATGATAAGAGAACCAGAGGGGGAAAAACTGACCAGTGGAAAGGTCCAAATCCAAGAAATGAACAAGTAGACATCTATGATATCATCCTCTCACACTTACTTGATGAAGGATATGCTGAAACACCAGAAGCAGCAGAATCCATTATGGTGAATATGAGTGAAGAGTGGAGAGATAGTATTGTAGAAAATATTTAATCTTCCATCTTTGCTTTTAGTCCAAGTAGTGCAGTAAATAAAGTAAATAAGGCATCATATCCTCTTCTTTCGGATTCTTTACAATCCAAAGGAGGAGGATTTTTTAATCCACCTAATGCATCTGCTCTTTCCATAGAACCTGGAATTAGAAAGTTGCAGTTTAAAAATGTAACTCCAACATAACAAACAGTAGTAATACAAATTGCTACTATCAGGTTACTTAATAAACTTACCTTTTTTCCTGCCTCTTTTTGCTGGTCTTCTGATGAATCTGATGAGTTCTGGGAATTGTCTTTTTGGTGGGATTCTTCTGGCATTGAGAAATACTCCTTCATTAGTGATGAGTCTTATAATCAATAGTCCAATAAGAAAAATCTTTTTCATCTTCCTTCTTGTTTATGTATGAAATCCTTGAGTTCCCTTAAGTATTGTCTTAACATATCTGCTTTTTCTAGATGCCATTTATTGCCACTCTTGAAGTACTCTTGAGTGTGATTGTCTATTGCTTTAAGAGTATTATGGATAGGTGCATTCCAAGGTTCCCTGATGGGAGTATTCCATTCCCTTGGCATTTGTGGGAAAGCAGTTTTAAGTATTTAGTTTAAACCCCTTGACAGGACTCTGAAGAAGTGTTATGATAAATACATCAACAGGTTAAGGAATGTGACATTTCATTAACCTTTGTAACTCCCATTAACCGAGACCTATGGGGAGTATAAATGAAGTCTCTCATATCTCTGTCTGAGGGTGACAGAGAAATAAGTATTCCACCATTTCCCTGATGGATTTACTTACTCTTAATTAAAAATGACTGCTACACTTTCACGTCAAAAATCACAATCAAATATTTGGGAACAGTTTTGCAACTGGGTAACTTCAACCGATAATCGTCTTTATGTGGGGTGGTTTGGAACCTTGATGATTCCAACATTACTCGCAGCAACAATTTGCTTTATTGTTGCATTTATTGCTGCACCTCCTGTGGACATTGATGGTATTCGTGAACCTGTTGCTGGTTCTCTAATGTATGGAAACAACATCATCTCTGGTGCTGTTGTCCCTTCGTCCAATGCTATTGGACTGCACTTTTACCCCATCTGGGAATCTGCTTCCCTAGATGAATGGCTCTACAATGGGGGACCTTTCCAACTTGTAGTCTTCCACTTCCTTATTGGTATCTATGCTTATATGGGTCGTGAATGGGAACTCTCATACCGTCTGGGTATGCGTCCTTGGATTTGTGTTGCATACTCTGCACCTGTTGCTGCTGCATCTGCAGTATTCCTGGTTTATCCTTTTGGTCAAGGTTCCTTCTCTGATGCAATGCCTCTTGGCATCTCTGGTACTTTTAACTACATGCTTGTGTTCCAGGCAGAACACAATATCCTGATGCACCCCTTCCATATGCTTGGAGTTGCTGGTGTGTTTGGTGGTTCACTGTTCAGTGCAATGCACGGTTCACTTGTAACCTCTTCACTGGTGCGTGAAACTACAGAAAACGAGTCACAAAACTATGGATACAAATTTGGACAAGAAGAAGAAACTTACAACATCGTTGCAGCACACGGATACTTTGGAAGACTCATCTTCCAATATGCATCATTCAACAACTCTCGCAGTCTACATTTCTTCCTGGCTGCTTGGCCTGTTGTTGGTATTTGGTTCGCTGCTCTGGGAGTTAGCACGATGGCATTCAACTTGAATGGTTTCAATTTTAACCAGTCACTGCTTGATAACAATGGTCATGTGATTAACACCTGGGCAGATATCCTCAACCGTGCCAACCTTGGATTTGAGGTAATGCATGAGCGCAATGCTCACAACTTCCCACTTGATCTTGCAAGTGTTGAAGCAACTCCTGTTGCTCTTACTGCACCTGCAATTGGTTGATATAAACAATAAAAAATAAATAGAGGAGTTCCAAAAGAACTCCTTTTTTTATGTTTACTATTCTTTTATTCTTTCAACTTTTTGGACTCTTTATGTTTATTATGTCTATCACCCAAGACTTATGATACATAGAAAAGAATATAATTTATGATGGAACATTCAAAATTAGTTGCAAATTTTCAAACATTAAATGCATTTCTTAGTGAGTTGCAGAATAATATGAATTCTGCAATACCAGAAATTTATCTAAAGTTACAAGAGCAAGATAATAAAGAAGTTGGACAATCCTTCCTTTCAAATCTTTTTTGGACTGCTTTTGATTTAATTGGTAGTATAGAAGCACTTCCTCAAAGAGAACTTATATCTTGGGTCCTTGGAGCATTTGTAGAATCTATTCATGATAATCTGCAAGACTATCCAAACTTGAATGAAAATATTTCAAGTTGCTATGAAAGATTGACTGAGACAATCACCACTATCAAAGATAAGATGATTGCTCCTGTGGTTTCATATCCAGATCAACATATTAATGATGTATGGACCTATAAGAATAATGTAGTCAAAGTTGCAGATTTTGATACATTTGATTTTGTTTATGCATCTGTTCCTTATAATGAAGCACTCACTGTAGTTAGTAGAGAGTGTAAAGCACAAGTTCTTAAAAAGTGTTTCCCATATGATAAATGGAAAATTGGATTTTGGTTTGGTGAAAGTCCACAGTTCAGTCCATGCAAACAATGTAACTGGGGATGTGATGAATGGGTAGACACAAGAGGGTTTGTGCAAGATGAAAGTCAACCCATACTTGATTATAATGGAAATATTCTTGCCAATGATGTTTGGCAGTGGATTACATATCTTGTTAAACAAGAACCTTCACGTTTTTATGTGGTTGAATCAGTATCAGATAAAAATGCTAGATTTGGTACTCTTGAAAATGATTGGAAAGATCAACATCCAAATGGTGCATTTATCAATGAATATTGTTTAGTATGGGGAAGAGATGATTTCTTAAATGATTGGGTTGATTTCGACGATTCTGTTGGTAGTTGGATGTTCCGTGATGATGGATATGGAACAATTGTGAATGAAAATGGATTTATAGATCGCTCGGACTTCTATCGTAATTGGGGACTTGATGCCTCAGAATGTATGTTTAAACCAACTCCTAGACCACCTGATCCAAATTTATGATAACCTCTACAACTCCATATAAACTTGCAGAAATAATTAGGGATACTTGGCCTGGACTTTACAGACCACCATCAAAGACCTATAATAATCAAAAGACTTTAAAAAATGAAAAAGTACAATAGTGAAGATTACTATACAGTCAGAGAAAGAAGGACTCATAAGAAAATTTGTGATTGTGGTAGTTTTGAAGATGCAAGAATGATGATGCATCTGGATGGACCAAATCGTGAAATTGTCAAAAACAAGGTACTGATGGATCAAGTGATAGATGTTGAAACTCCAAAGGCACTTCCAACCAATGAAATAACTATTAATACAGAATCTTATAAAAAACATCAAGAAGATTGGATGGTTGAAAAAATTAATCAGTTGCCTCAAATTAAACTTCCAGAAGGACAAGGAGAACCTGTAATCATATGAAATTACTTCATGTAGTTTTTTCTACTAACAGAGTAGAGTTTCTTAAAAAAACATTTGAAGCAAATAAAAAATTAGATTTCAGTGAATTGGATGTCCATCATCTATTCATTGATGACTATCCAATGGGAAGAGATGATAATTCCCTATTAGAATTTGTATTTTCTAATGGATATAATGAAGCAATTCTCCATGTAGAAAATATGGGGATCACTAAAACCTGGCAGCAACTTTTTGATATAGTTAAGGATAGTGATTATGATTATATTTTTCATCATGAAGATGATGTAGAAGTAATGCATCCATTAAAAATTATGGATATGGTTGAAATTCTTCAGCAAGATAATACACTTTCCCAAGTTCAGTTAAAAAGAAATAATTGGTATAATTTTGAAACAGAAGAAATAGGTCCTAAAGATGATGATGTAATGTTTAAGCACTATAGGTATGAAAAAGCAACTCCATACTTTTGGATGCTGATGTCTCTGTATCCTGCATGGATTGCTAGAGAACCTATTTTGGAAGAGACAGGATTCAATCCATCAGAGTCTGTTATTGCTAATTACTTGCAGCATAAGTATAATATTGGGTCAGGACTATTAAAGACTTCTGAAGGTGGAATCATGGTTAATCACATTGGAGATTATTTTCATGGAAAAAGAGTTGCAGAAAATGAACCTGGATGGGATGGATTTAAATATATTGACCCTAATGTAAAATATTGTTCTAAAACTGGATCTGTAGTAGAATGAATGTTAATCTAATAGTAGCTGATAATTTTTATAATGATCCTGATTCAGTAAGGAGTTTTGCTTTGCAGCAGGAGTTTGCTGTAAGAGGAAATTACCCTGGACTTAGAACCAGATCTTTTCTAAATGATAGTCATAAGGAAGTTATCAATGCTCTTGTGTCACATGCTGCAGGGAGTGTAACTGATTGGTTACTTGATGAAAATGGAGATGGATATACTGGAGCATTTCAAATTTGTACAGCAGAAGATAGGACTTGGATCCATTCTGATTATAATAATATGTGGGCAGGGGTTTGTTATTTGACTCCAAATGCTCCTATTAGTGGTGGCACTGCTTTGTATATTCATAAGGAAAGCGGGGATAGAAAATCAGTAGGAAGTTCTGATCATGGAGAACATGCAAGGGATTATACAAAGTGGGAAGTTGTTGATAGGATTGGTAATGTTTATAATAGATTAATCCTATATCCAGGAAGTCTTTTCCATGCCTCTGTTGATTACTTTGGTAACAACTTAGAGAATGGGAGATTATTCCAAACATTTTTCTTTAACACAAGATATTGATATGAATAAGAGATCTAAAATATGTCTTCATTCTATGGTAGGAAATGAAGAGAAAGTAATTTTGAGGATGCTTGAATCTTGCTATAAGTATGTTGATTACTATGTAATTCAATGTAATGGTAATGATGGAACTAGAAATATTATAGATGAGTTCTTTAAGGAAAAGAATATTCCTGGATTTACATATGAGATTGCATGGAATTTTCCTGGATGGAATAGAGATCATGCTCTTCAAGAGTGTCTAAAGGCAGACCATAACTGTGATTGGATTCTCAGGATGGATGCTGATGAACAATTAAGCATAGATGATGATTTTGATTGGAGTCTACTAGATCAAACAGAAGTGCAAAGTTGGAATATTACTGCAAACTCTCCTGGTTCTTTTTATTATAGAACTTGGTTTTGGAATGCCAATTTTCCTTGGAGATTCAAGCATGATAAAAGGCATGAGTGTATCTATCTTCCTGATGTTGGAGAAGAATTTCAAAGACTTAATTTGCCTAAGTCATTTAGACATATCATTACCAATGATGGAGAAACATGGGTTAATCCAACTAAGTTTTTAACTGATGCATTAGAACTAGAGAATCAAAACATATCTCAGAATACTTTGTTATCTGATCCTTATCATTTCTTTTATGTTGGGAAGAGCTATAATGACTGCTATGGAGCAGATGTATTTCCTCTTGGATATGCTCAGCAAAAAGAATATGCAAGAAGATGTATCTTTTACTTTGAGCAATTCATACAATATTTCTATAAAGGAAATTCAGATGAAATGTTTTATTATGCTCAGTACTTGATAGGAAATGCTTATAAGTTCTGCCAAGACTTTCAAAATGCTATCATTGCATATAAGAAGTGTGATATGTTTTGCTCAATGAGAAATGAACATCTTTGTGGATTAGTTGAAACTTATAATATCCTTCAAGATTATGAAACTGCTTATTCAATTTGCACTAAAATAATGAGTAAGGATAGAGTTAATCCCTTTCCAAACTTGGCATTTCTAATTCATAATGAATGCTATCAAGATACTGGAACATATGTCCATAATTTGTTCAATGATATCAAAAATAAGATAGAAAATGTATGATTATCTGATTGTTGGGTGTGGATTATTTGGAATAACATTTGCAAGACTTGCTGCTGATGCTGGCAAGTCTTGTTTAATTATTGATAAAAGATCTCACATTGGGGGCAACTGTTACACAGAGAAGATAGAAGGGATCAATGTTCATGCTTATGGACCTCATATCTTCCACACAAGCAATAAATTTGTTTGGGATTTTGTAAATCAGTATGCAACTTTTAATAATTTTATTAATTCTCCAAAGGCAGTTTCTAATCATAAGGTTTATTCTCTGCCTTTTAATATGAATACTTTCTATGAGTTATGGGAAACTTCTGTACCTGAACATGCAAAACTAATAATAGAAAGTCAAAAATTTCATGGAGACCCAACTAACTTAGAAGAGCAAGCACTGTCATTAGTTGGCAAAGACATATATGAAACCTTAATTAAAGGTTATACAGAGAAGCAGTGGGGAAGACATGCCACACAACTTCCCCCATCAATTATCAAAAGAATTCCTTTGAGGTTTACTTTTAATAATAATTATTTTAATGATACCTATCAAGGAATTCCCATAGGAGGATATACTTCTATGATGAAAAAAATGTTGAGTGGAATTGATGTTAAATTAAATACTGATTATTTTGATGATAGATTCTACTTTAATTCTTTGGCAAAGAAAGTAGTTTACACTGGATGCATAGATGAATTTTTTGATTATGAGTTTGGACAATTAGAATATAGATCTCTTAAGTTTGAACATAAAGTAGTAAATCAATCTAATGTTCAAGGAGTTGCAGTTAAAAATTATTGTGACCATGTTGTAAAATACACTAGATCTATTGATCACAAACATTTTGAGATGGTAGATTCTGATAAGAGTGTAGTTACAAAAGAATATTCTTTGGACTTTAAACCAGGAATGATTCCATACTATCCTATTAACACAGATTCCAATCAAACAATCTATAGACAATATAGAGACAAATCAAAGACCTTGACTAATTTTATATTTGGAGGTAGATTGTCTGAGTATAAGTACATGGATATGCATGTGGTAATAGAGTCCTCTATGAATAAAATTAAAAATGAAATTTCTAACAGTAAGTAATTTAAATTTAAATCCAGATAAAAGAATTTTTGTAGTGGATAATTTTTATGAAGATCCTTATGCTGTTAGAGAATTTGCTCTATCTAATGGAGATTTTCAACCAGACCTTAGATACTTCAAGGGGAAAAGAACTACAGAAAGATATATTGTTCCTGGAACTAGAAACGCATTTGAAGAAATCATAGGGCAAAAGATTGCAGTATGGGATGAGTATAATGTAAATGGAGTTTTTCAGTCATGTACTGCAGAAGATCCTTTGGTTTATCATATTGATGGACAACAATGGGCAGGTATGGTATACCTAACTCCTAATGCTCCTTATGAAAGTGGGACCTCAATGTATGCACATAGAGAAACTAGGGTAAGACATGCTTCTGAACCTGGAATAGATGCTGCATTTAATGGTGGGTTCTATGATAAAACTAAATTTGAGTTGGTGGATACAGTGGGAAATGTTTTTAATAGATTAGTTATTTTCAATGGCAAATGTATTCATTCAGCTTCCCAATACTTTGGTCAAACCCTAGAAGACTCTAGACTATTTCACATGTTCTTTTTTGATTGATATGGATTATAAATTTAGCATCATTACACCTGAGCATAAGAAAGAAAATATACCATTCTTATTAGAGCTTTATGAGACTATTAAATCTCAAACATATACTAATTGGGAGTGGGTCTTATACTTAAATGGCAATTGTAAAGTTGTAAACATCCCACAGGAAATAAAGGAAGATTCCAGAGTTAAAATTTATGATGGAATTACTCACCCTAATGTTGGATTTATTAAAAACAAAGCATTTTATCTTGGCAGAGGAGATGTTCTTGTTGAAGCAGATCATGATGATTTACTTCATGAAGATTGTTTGATGGAATTGAATCTGGCATATCAAGATCCTGAAGTAGGTTTTGTTTATAGTGAAGACCTACTTTATGATATGAGAGGACCTGAATATAAGATTCCTTGGAATCCTGATAATGGGTGGACCTATAAGTGGATGAACTTTAGAGGGGAAGATTTTATTAAGATTGATAGCTTCCCTGCAACAAGTCATAGTGTTGGTATCATTTGGTATGCCCCTGATCATGTTAGATCTTGGAGAACAAGTGTGTACCATAAACTTGGCGGACACAACCCAGATTTAAATGTCTGTGATGATCATGAGTTAATGATTAGGACATACTTAGAAACAAAGTTCCATTTTATTCCAAAAGTTCTTTATTATTATAGATGGCTTCCTGGTGGAGATAATACTCAACTGCAGAGGAATGCAGACATTCAGATTAAGACATTTGAATTGTTTCATCAATATGGACAACTTCTTGCAGAGAGGGATGCTGATCTAAATGGATTGATGAAAGTGGATATTGGTGGAGGGTTGTTTCCTAGACCTGGATATGTTACAATAGACCAAGAAGGTGCTGATATTACCTGTGACTTGAATGAAGGAATTCCTTTGCCAGATAATAGCGTAGGAGTTATCAATGCTAGTCATGTGATTGAACACTTGAAAGATCCAATCAAAACAATGAGTGAGATATATAGAGTGCTTGTTGATGGAGGTTGGGCATTTATTGAAGTCCCTTCTACTGATGGTAGAGGAGCATGGCAAGACCCAACCCATGTTAGTTATTGGAATGAAAATAGTTTTTGGTATTATACCAGACAAGCACAAGCACAATTTATTAGAAACACTGATATTAAGTTTCAAGAATTTAGACTTGAAACTAATTGGTGGGACAATAACATAGCAGTTGTAAATGCTTGGTTATGTGCTGTAAAATCAAACAAACGTAGACCACACCCAGTAAGAATTTAAATATGAATTTCACAGTTTATTCAAAAAGAGGTTGCCCTTATTGCACCAAAGTTATTAATGTTTTAAATTCTTTAAGTGTTGATAAAGGATATTCAGTTAGAGAATATACTTTAGACACACATTTTTCTAGAGAAGAATTTTATAAAGAGTTTGGAGAAGGTTCAACTTTCCCACAAGTTGTACATGAACAGAAACATATTGGTGGATGTGCAGATACAGTAAAATATCTGCAGGAAAAATCTTTGTTGTAATGGCAACTATAAATAACAATAAGACCTCTGACATTAACAGGGGTGTTGACATCATATTAAGAAGGAGGAAACCTAAAAAGAAAACATTTTCTTTTTACTTTGAAAAGATGGTTTCCCTCTTTAAAAAGGATATAACCATCTCCTTTCATTTTTCCTTTGATGTAAGGAACCATAACTAACATAGGAGATATAAAATGATTGCTGTAACATTAGTTTTTTGTGTAATGTTCTTTATTACATCTTTGATATTAGGAGCAGTTGTTGGTTGGTTATACAAAGAATACACTGATTCTCAACACCCATTGAACTTACATCCAGAAATGTTTGATGAGAATGGAAATGTAGTTCCAGATTCAATTATAGCATTTAGTTTTGATGGAGAGTATGATGAAGAGGAAGAACCAGAAGATTAATTAATTGGAGTTTATCAATGAAATTGCCCCCAGATCAACTGATCTCTGAAATTTTGCAAAGAGTATCTAATGCAAAAACTAGAGAAGAAAAAATTGAAATCCTAAAGCACTATGATAGTGTTGCTCTTAGGTCCGTTTTAATTTGGAATTTTGATTCTAAAGTTGAATCTTGTATTCCTAATGGAGAAGTTCCTTATACCCCCAATGATGCTCCAGAAGGAACAGAACATTCTAAGCTCATCCAAGAGTGGAGAAAGTTCAATCATTTTGTTAAGGGAGTCAGTGATCTTCCTCAAACAAAAAGAGAAGTGATGTTCATTCAACTGTGTGAATCACTGCACAGTTCAGAAGCAGAAGTCTTGTGTGCTACCAAGGATAAAGAGCTTCATAAGAAATATAGGATTACTAAAGCAGTAGTATCTGAGGCATTTCCTGAAATTGTTTGGGGGTGAATAATTGAAAATAATTCATAGTCAATGTGACAAGGAATTGTCTAAAGATAAAACCCTACCCAGAAATTCTTACCTTGTCAGTTATATCCTAGATGATTGGAACTATGATATAGTTCAATCTAATTCTATGGTTGAAATATTTGATCACTATTATGATAAGTATGGTGATGGGGTGCTTCAAAAAATTCAATGGACTGAAGGAACTGTGAACCCCAAATTATGGGGAATTGATAAACCAAAGAAGAAAAGATGATGGGAAAGCATTATCTTCTCAATTTGTATGGATGTTCATTTGTCCTTTTGGATGATGAACGTTGTCTTATAGATTTGCTGGAAAGTGCAGCAATAGCAAGTGGTGCTACAGTAGTTCAAACTATCTCTAAGAAGTTTGAACCCCAAGGGGTTACGGTAATATGCTTGTTATCAGAGAGTCATATTAGTATCCACACCTGGCCAGAGGAAGGTAAAGCAGCAGTTGATGTATATACCTGTGGAGATTGTAATCCTAAGATTGGATGTGATATGATTATCCATCAACTTTATGCTCAAGATCATACACTGAGTTATATTGAGCGATAACTAAATACACTATATCTGGAGATTACATATGCTCTCTACTGCTTATAGATTGCGTCTTGAGGAAATTTGCAATAGAATTGCAAAGCAAGAAGAGGTAAGTTTAGAAGACATTATTTGGGCAGAGAAACTAGCAAAATCAAATAGATCTGCAGCAACAATTCTAAGGCAAGCAAGAAGACGTGCATCTAATCCTGATATGCAGGAGGGTAGTATGGATGATTTTTTGAATCAACTTGATCTGGGAGACCCAGATCCTTCAAACCATAAATCCAGATTTGGTGGTGTTGATGATATTATAGATTTCTTTTCTGGGGATAAACCAGATGATTGGAGACAAAGAGATTAAACTGTAACAAAAGTTACAAAATTATTCTTATAGATAAAACACGTTCATTCTCTATTTGCAAATAGAGAACGGAAGTAGGAATACCGAAGGAACGCAAATTTACTTTTAGTAAAGGAGCAAACCTATGTCCAAAGTAGTCTATCGTGGCGTTGAATATGATACTCAAAAGCGTCTTGAGTATCAGCAACAAATGATGCAACAACCTCAACAATTCAATGAAACCTATCGTGGGGTTAAGTTTGTAAAGGAGGGGCACAAGTGAATACTTATTTTGTAAAGTACCTTAAGAATAAGGCAAAGAGGGAAAAACTTCTTAAACTTGCACAAATTAATATGGCAAAGCAACCACAGATTGGTTGATACTTAAGAGGGGAACTTGACTTCCCCTCTTTTTTTATGTACAATTAGAAAAACACTATTCAATTTATGGATGTAGAAAAAATTAAACTTATTGTCAACAATATGGAATGTCTTGTTAGGTGTTTGAAGGAAGAAATTTCAGAACCAAAGGTAGAATCTATGAAGTATGAAGACTACCTTTCTTCATATATGTCTAGTGACTATGATGAAGTGTACTCAGATGAGGGTTAATAAAATAATGAGACTGCTCAAAGAAGCAGTAGAACAAAAACCTAATCTTTACTCAGAAGAAGAGTTGGAGTACATGAGGTCACAGTTAAAGGTCATAGAAGAACAGGTAAAACTTGCTAAAAGAATGGACTACAGAGGGTTTGGAAAATGATTAAACTAATTTCAATCACGCCAGATGCAGAAAAAACAATGGCATACATTGCTAGAGTTAGCAATCCTGCGAATCAAGACAATGAAAACTATGCCAAGTTGCTTGCTTATTGTATTAAGCATAATCATTGGTCTGTTTTTGAACAGGCTACTATGACCCTTGAGATTGAAACTAATCGTGGCATAGCAGCTCAGATTTTGCGTCATAGGTCCTTCACATATCAGGAATTTTCACAAAGGTATGCAGACACAAATCTTCTAACAGAATATATTCCTGTTCCAGAACTTCGTCGTCAGGATACAAAGAATCGTCAGAATTCTACTGATGACCTTGAAGGTTATTTGAAACTGAAGTTGCAGGCAGAGATTCAACAGCATTTTGCTTCTGCTAATAGTCTCTACAAACGTCTTCTTTCTCATGGTGTAGCGAAGGAGTGTGCAAGGTTTGTGCTTCCTTTGGCAACTCCAACTAGAATCTATATGACTGGCTCATGCAGGTCATGGATTCATTATATTAATCTTCGTTCTGCAAATGGAACTCAAAAAGAGCATATGGATATTGCACTTGCTTGCAAAGAAATCTTTAAAGAGCAGTTCCCATCAGTAGCAGAAGCACTAGAATGGATCTAAATAATTTATCTTGAATTCATAACTTATGGCAATTTATCCCGTTATCCATGTAGAAACTGGGGAAAAGAAAGAGGTTGAAATGAGTGTCCACGACATTCAACAATGGTATGCAGACAATCCTGAATGGAAAAGGGATTGGTCAGAAGGTTGTGCAAGTCCTGGAGAAACAGGTGATTGGAGAAACAAACTAATCAGCAAAAATCCAGGATGGAATGACGTACTTGCAAAGGCAAGCAAAGCTCCAGGTTCACGTGTAAAGAAAATCTAATGGCAAGAAAAAGAAGGAACAATGATTTGCAACCAATTGGAATTGGTATGACTGCAAAGCAGATGAAGAGAAGGAAACCTATTAGTAGTGATTTACTTTGTGATATATCACCAGTAACAGAGAACCAAAAGAAACTTTTTGAATCTTACAATTCAGACAAACATTTATTTGTTTATGGTTGTGCTGGAACTGGTAAAACATTCTGTGCTCTTTACCTAGCACTTAAAGATGTTCTGAGTGAGATTACACCTTATCAAAAGATTGTGATTGTAAGATCACTTGTTGCTACCAGAGAAATTGGTTTCCTTCCTGGGGACCATGAAGATAAGTCTTCACTGTATCAGATTCCATATAAGAACATGGTTAAGTACATGTTCGAAATGCCTGATGATGCTTCCTTTGAAATGCTTTATGGAAATCTAAAGACTCAGGAAACTGTTACTTTTTGGAGTACATCTTTTATCAGAGGTACTACTTTAGATAATTCAATTATCATTGTTGATGAAGCACAAAACTTGAACTTCCATGAACTTGATAGTATAATTACTAGGGTTGGTGATAATTCAAGAATTATGTTCTGTGGTGATGCTACCCAAACTGATCTTACCAAAACAAACGAAAAGAATGGCATTTTAGATTTTATGAAAATCATTCAAAGAATGCCAGAGTTTGAGTCTATTGAGTTTGGTGTAGATGATATTGTAAGATCTGGTCTTGTTAAGTCTTACATTGTAAATAAAATTGCTGCTGGATTTTAATGTATAATCATTGTCATGTAAGTCTCCCTCAACTTGAGAGGGAGACTATTGATGGAGTTAGATACTATAAAGTACCAAATAAAGATGAAGTACAAAAGTTTGTATCAATTACATCAGTAACTAGTCATCACAATAGACATATTTTTGAAGACTGGAGGAAAAAGGTAGGAGAGGAAGTTGCTAATAGAATTAATAAACAAGCAACTAGTAGAGGAACTGATTTGCATAGTCTAGTTGAAAATCATCTTTGCAATGTTACTGAACTTCCAGAATCTTCTGCCATTTCAAAACACTTATTTAGAATTATTAAACCAGAATTAAATAAGATAAATAATATCTATGCATTAGAAAGTTCATTATACAGTTCAGTATTAGGAATTGCTGGAACAGTTGATTGTATTGCAGAATACAATGGAGAACTTTCTGTTATTGATTTTAAAACATCAAAGCAAGCAAAACCTGTAGAATGGATTGAACATTACTTTGTCCAAGCAGCAGCTTATGCTTGTATGTTCTATGAACTAACTAACATTCCAGTTAAGAAACTTGTTATTCTAATGGCGTGTGAAGATGGAGATTGTGTTGTATATGAACAATATGATAAAGCAAAATACATCAAACTTTTATCATCTTATATTAAAGATTTTATAAACTCTAAACTAAAAGAATATGGAAAATAAATTAGAAAAAGCACTGGAAACAAAGTTTTTATGTCAGTCAAAATTTTCTACTATCATTGAAGACTTGGTAAAAGTTAATAGTGATATGAATTATATTGATGCAATAGTATTTTATTGTGAACAGAATAACATTGAAGTTGATTCTGTATCTAAATTGATTAGTAAACCACTTAAGGAAAAACTTAAATGTGATGCTATTAATTTGAACTTCTTGAAACGTACATCTAGAGCTAAACTTTTGATATGACTCCTTTTGATGCTTATAGAACTTACCTAGCACTTAAAAATCATTTTAGTAAACCAAATTATGATTACATTAAATATGCAGGTAAAACTAGAGCATCAATAGAGTCTTTCAATAAACGTAAGGATAGGTATTGGTATGAGAAACTATCCAGGCAAAAGAGTGATGAGGATATAAAAAACTTTTTTATTGCAAACTTTGTTGAGGTAGATGATCCAGGTAGATTGTGGATTGGAGAAATCATCAGAACAGGTGAGTCTACTTTTGTATCTTGGAAAAAACGACAGCAAAGTTTAGCATATTTGGTGAAGGAACAATCAGAACAGATGTTTTCTGAATACAACCTGAATGAACTATTTGATTGTTCAAAGCAACATCCACCAGTGGTTAAGAATTTTTTGAAGGGAAATATTTCTATAGAAACTTTGGTGGTCTATGATAAGATATTTAAAATAGGGAAAGAGTTTGATAAGAAACTCTTAGACCCAGTGTGGGAAACCATATCTTTGAAAATTAAAAAGTATTCTCCATTTCTAAATATTGATGTGGGAATTTATAAGAATATGTTGAGGACCATTGTAGGAGGAGAATAAATGTCTTTTTTTGATTCAGAAATTGTCCAAAAAGAAATGGACGATATTAACAGTCTACAAAGGAAAATAGGAAAAGAACTTTTTGTATTTCCTACAATGACAAAGGAAGAAAAGTATGAGCACATGCAACTTCTTTCTGATCTTTTAGAAAAGCAACAGCTTCTTTACACTAGATTAAGTCTGTCTGATGATCCTAAAGCAATTGAAATGAAGAAGCAGATTGTGGATTCATCAAGAATGCTTGGGTTTGGAAATGCAGATGTCAACAGCATTTTCAAAAGCATGAAGATGACCATAGAAAATCTCAAGAACAAAGTCATGGTTGACCCATGACCCCACATATGGTATGATGTCTAGGTGGAGCAATCCAATCAATCCAATTAATCCGAGGTAATCCGAATGTCCTTTTCAGAACTTAAGAAGAAATCTTCTCTTGGTTCACTTACATCTAAACTTCTCAATGAAGTTGAAAAGATGAATACTTCAGGTGGTGGTTCAGATGAACGCATCTGGAAACCTGAAGTAGATAAAGCAGGAAATGGTTTTGCAGTTATTCGTTTCCTGCCTGCCCCAGAAGGTGAAGAACTTCCTTGGGCAAAAGTTTATACTCATGCCTTCCAAGGTTCTGGTGGGTGGTTGATTGATAACTGTCTGACTACAATCAATCAGAACTGCCCAGTGTGTGAAGCAAACAGAGAACTGTGGAACACAGGGAGCAAATCAAATCAAGAGATTGTTCGTCAAAGGAAGCGCAAACTTTCTTACTACTCCAACATCTATGTTGTGAGTGACAAAGCACACCCTGAAAATGAAGGCAAAGTCTTCCTCTTCAAGTATGGTAAGAAAATCTTTGATAAGATTTCTGCAGCAATGCAACCAGAGTTTGATGATGAAACTCCCATTGATCCTTTTGATTTCTGGCAAGGTGCTAACTTCAAGGTAAAGATTACCAAGAAGGATGGTTACTGGAACTATGATAAATCTGAATTTGAATCTCCTGGAACTCTTGGAGATTTTGATGATGATGTTCTTGAAGGTATCTGGAAGAAAGCATATTCTCTTGAAGAGTATGTAAATCCCAACACCTTCAAATCCTATGAACAACTTGATGCTCGTCTCAAGTCAGTTCTGGGTCAAAAGACTGCTCCTAAGAAGGATGAATCTTTTGATGATGAGGATGATAATCGTGGTCCTGTTCCTTCTAGTGAAGAAGTTCTTGAGGGAAAGTATGGTGGGACTCGTTCACAAAGTCCTTCTGTATCTTCTGATGAAGATGAGGATGATACCCTCTCTTACTTTGCAAGACTTGCAGAAGAGTGATTATCTTTGGGTGATAATTCTTAAGTTATCACCCTTTTTTGTTTTCTCATCTATGTACTGAGAAGAGAATCCATAAGACATAATTTCCTTCATATCATCAACAGCAGTCTGCAGGAATCTAGGTCTTAGTAAGTAAATGTTTCTCTTACTATCATTCTTTGAAGTTTCATATTCAAAGTTAGTTACTTGCTTTACTGGATACTCTGTAATTAAATTGATTGAATCCTGTGCATCATAATATTGAACAGAGAAATCTTCATCTACTATTTTACCTGCAGGAACAATTAATTTTCCACTTGTATCAAACAACGCTGTGGTTTCCCAATGATGTGCTTCATATAACTCTTCTTGAGTATATTTTCTGAATAGGTATTGATTGAAATCATATTCAGACATTGGCCATTCTGTTCTTACATTAATAATGTTGTTTGATATTAAAACAACCCAATCAAATTCTGAACTTCCATAGACTTTCTCTGCTACTTGCTCTGGTCGTTCTTCTCCAATAATTTTATACTTTGTAAATACAGTTAAACTTTGGAAGAAGTCCTCACGAATCTTTGCTCTACGAAAAAGATTCTTGACTTTTACAAAGTCATATGAAGAGTTTCTATTTGGTAATTGAGACTGATAAAGTAAGTCTGATACTTCTCTGAAATAAGTCATTATCTTCCTGTGGGTCTTGCTCTGTTTGTACTGGTTGAATCTATTGCTCCAGGAGAACTACTACTTCTTGTATCATTTTCAGTATTTGTGTTGTCCCCTGAAGAGTTATTTTTATTATCTATTTTTAAAGGTGATTCATAAGTAAAGTTATTTGGACCAACATCATCAGACTCTGGATCATTATCATACTCATCATTAAATACTGGAGTCAATTCAGTAAATGCTAATTGCATAGTAACTGCTATTGGTTGTGATCCATTTGCAGCAGCATCATTAAATGCAGCATAGAATCCATCAGGAGTATAATTTGTACTAAATGCTGTTAGGGCACAGGTTTTAAACTTTCCTATACTCTTTAATTCATTTTCTCCAGATTTAAAATGAACTTTAAAAACATTTGGGGTGCCTAAGAAGAATGCAGACTCTTCTAGAGTAGATCTCTTAGGTGCCATACCCTTCTTAAAGAACTTTAAAATTCTTCTTATTTCTGCTGCTTCTGCTTGACTCCTTGCAGTCATTTTAAACTGGAATCCAAATTGCCTTAACTTGGGTCCATTGAAAAGAAGTTCTAAGTTTGGATTAATTGCAGCACCAGTTACTCTAGTAATGTATGCTTCTGGATTTATTTGGATACCTATTTTACCAACTATAGAAGCAGCTGCTCTAGTTGTTAAAAATTGTTTTGCTCTAGTTCCTACTGATTTACTATTAAAAACTTCTAAAAGTTTAGATACTCCATTAGGTATTTGCCCAAGATCTTTTTCTGCTATACCTGCCACCATCCCTGTTAATGGTCCCATTGCTACAGCAGCAATGTTAGACAATCCATCCTCTCCCCATCCAACACTATTAGATTCTGATATATCATTTGGGATTGGTAATGTAACGCTGCCAAGTTGCTTTAATTTAGTGTTTCCTCCCCTGTCTACCAAATCAGATTCATTTTGTATTACTCCACTTCTTACATATTTAAGTTGTTGTATTAAAATTCTATCTTGACTAGGATTAATTGTTAATGGATACTTATAGGATCTAAATTTATCCTCTTCAAATGATTCAGGATTTAAAGCTTCTATTCCTTTGAATTCTGGATTTTGTGGAGGTTGAGGTCCACTGCTTGCAGAATTTTCATCTGACCTTTGATCACCATTAGAATCTCTGCTTGGTGGTGCTGATTGAGAATTTTCTATAGAAGATTTTAAATTAGCATTTTTTAAATTATTTCTTTCTTCTGATGTAAGGTACGTAGAAAATGTTTGAGATACTTGCTTTTGTGCAACATTTTTTAGTTGTCCTAGACCAGCATTTCCTCCAAGATTGTTTTTTATATTTTGATTGTTCCATCCAGGACCATTAGTTATAGTGCCATTAGGGTCTGCACTAAGGATTAATGTAGTTCCAAATGAATCTATGGTCTGATCAAATCCAGTTCCACCTTGATAAACTTTATATCCACCTCTAGAATCAGTTACCACAGCATATTTTTGTGGATTGTTTGGTATAGTTACAACTGATTTGATAGGAACTTCATTGTTTGGTGTTCCCATTAAGGTTTGTAAAGTAGGATCACCTGCCCATCCTGATGGTATTTGATTTGGCATTGTTATCTACCCCACACTTTGTTTGATGGAATTGGTATTTCTACCCCACCCAAGTCCCTTACAAATTCCTCTACAGGTAATAGACACATGGTTTGCCATTCTTGTTGTGCTAAAATTAAGTAAGGACTTCTTACCTCTGATAATAAGTATTTATGTGCTCCCTTACGAAACTTTGGTATTTTATCTTCTGCCAAACTTGAAACAATTCCCATCCTTTCTTCTGGAGAATAGTAGTGTAGGTTCACAGCAAAGAAAGACCTTGCATCCATCTCTAAAACAAATGCTAGAGGATACTTGTCATAGAATGGAAGATCTCTTCTGGTCTTTGCTTTATACTTATAAAACATTAAGTTGAACAGTAAAGGAAATGATGTGGTTCTATTGAAATCACGTTCAAGAACATCACCAATTTCATCAGATCTCTCTTCTGTTATAATGTCTTCTGGACTTCTTCCTAATACTTGTTCTCTATACCATTCTCTAGATTGAGTTCTTCCACCAGTCTTTTCTTTGATTGACTCGAAGATAGTTTTATATGCCAAGATTATCCTCCGTTAGAACTTGGAAAGTCCATCTTCTATCAGCACAAAATTCTTCTGCTGCCTTCCACTTAGCTTGATTTTTTGCAAACTCATTTATTTCAACTAGTTGTTTTTTTGTAACTCTTTTTCCAACCTTTGGACCTTGCACTTGCCTCTTTGGTTTAATCTCTATTAGACTTTCTTTAATCAATCCATCAGAGTTTTTATATTTGATATAAAAATCTGGGAAGTATCTATGAACTCTTTTGTCTAATGGAGACAAGTATGGAATCCAAATTTCTTCACTAGACCATTTAATTATATTTTCATTCCTATCACAGTAGTTCATAAACTTCAATTCCCACAATGATCTATAAATTATATTTCTATAATCACCAATATATTTTTCAGGATATGAAGGTTTGAATATTCCCTTATAACTCATACATATAATATAAGCACTTCAAATTATTTAGATGTCAAGAAATAACTATAAAAATTTATGGTTTAGCACTGAAGAATTAATTAAAAAGTTTAATCCTTCATTATCTAATGTTTTTGATGTTTATATTCCTGAAACTTATGGTGTAGTTAATAGTGAGCAAATAAATTTTTTAGCATATGATGCAGTGCTTCCTGGCAATTCCTATGAGTTAGCACAAGTTTATGGAGATAGACAGGGAAGAATAGAACAATATCCAACAAGAAGAGTTTATCCTGCAGTGGATGTAAGTTTTTATATTGATAGTAATTATGATGTTCTTAGGTACTTTGAAGATTGGATGGCAGCAATTTCTCCAAACATTGGAGATTCTAGAACCTCATATGTTAAATTTAATTATCCTGAGACCTATGAGGTAGATATGATTATTACTAAATTTGAAAGATTGTTTAGAGATGATGCAAATAAACTTGTTAAGGATGGAGTTTATGGTCCCCCAAAAACTTATGTTGAATATACATTGAGAAATGCATACCCAATTAATTTAATATCTGTTCCAGTTTCTTATGAAGGATCTAATGTATTAAGAACCACTGTTACATTTAATTATGATGTTTATAATTTTAAGAGAGTAACAGATCCATTTGGAACTGATGATAATGGAACTGGCACTGTAGTTGGACCAGGAAAAGATCCAAAACCAAATAATGTTCCAATATCAGGAACCTCTAAGGCAAGCATTCCATCTTCAAGATTTAGAGATAGAAGAGTTGAGGCAGGTCTTCCATTGGTAGGAAGAAATCAAGGTCCCATTGAGAGGTGGTCTGGCATTGAATAAATAATCATATCTGAATTTTATATTTCAAAATGCCTTTACCAAAAGTTGCAACTCCAACCTATGAGTTGATTCTACCTTCAAATAAAAAGACAGTTAAATATAGACCTTTCCTAGTTGGAGAAGAAAAAATTCTTATCCTTGCTATGGAGAGTAATGATACCAAAGAAATTACTAGTGCAGTAAAAAATACTCTTAAAGAGTGCATCTTGACTAGAGGAATTAAGATAGATTCTCTTCCTAGTTTTGATATTGAGTATTTGTTTTTAAATATTAGAGCAAAGTCTGTAGGTGAATCTGTAGATTTGATTGTTACTTGTCCAGATGACAATCAAACACAAGTAGATGTAAAGGTGAATATTGATGAGATTGAAGTTGTAATCCCTGAAGGACATACATCAGAAATTAAAGTGGATGATAACATTGTTATCAAAATGAAGTATCCTTCACTGCAAGAATTTATTGATAATAATTTTAATTTTGCTGCAAATGCAACCAGCAAAGATACTATTAACAAATCATTTGAGATAGTTGCATCCTGCATTGATATGGTATACACTGCAGATGAATCTTGGTCAGCATCAGACTTAACCAAAAAAGAGATAGTTGAATGGTTACAAACCTTTGATGCAAATCAGTTTAAAGGGATAGAAAATTTCTTTGATACTATGCCCAAATTATCCCATACTTTTAATATTAAGAATCCAAATACTGGTGTTGAAAATGAAATAGTATTAGAGGGACTTTCAAGTTTTTTCGGATAGTAATTGGTCATGAAGATTTGGAGAGTTATTATAGAACTAATTTTGCCTTGATGCAGTATCATAAATACTCATTGACTGAACTGGAAAATATGATTCCTTGGGAAAGGGAAATTTATTTGTCATTGCTTGAAAATCATATTCAAGAAGAAGAGGAAAAGGCACAAAGAGCAAATAAATGACCCCAGAAGACTTTAGTTATTTTAGGCAAAGAGTAACTAGATTTATTTCAGGCACAAGTCTTGGAAATAAATCTAGGTCTTTTGGTGCTCCAAACATTAGAAGAATATCTTTAATACCAAATAGATCTCTTCCTCAGCAACTAGCAGAAAGATTAAAAGTATCTTCCTCAGGAGATGATGGCATAGCAACATCCCAAAGAGATGTATCATCCTTAGGGAAAATAACCTTAAACTTAGAACAAACTAGAAATAATTTAGAAAAAATCCTTCAGGTTATATCTGAAGATTATAAAAATACTCAAGATCAGAACAGAAAAGAATCAGAAGAGTATAGAAAAAGAATTGCAAATAGAGGTAGAATATTTGGTAAGAAAGAACTTGGTGATAGTAAGGTAGATATTTTAGGAGCAGTAAAGAAATATACGGGATCATTCTTTAGTGGTGCTGGTGGAGCAATTAGAGGGTTGGCAATGTTCAATCTTCTCCAAGGATTATTAAGTGGAGATCCCTCAAAGATCATAGGTCCATTGCTGGGAATTGGTGCAACTTATATTCCTGCTATCATTGGAGGAATAGCAACAACCTTAACTTCAAAATTAGTTAAGTCTTTATTCAGCAGAGGTGGTGGAGCTGCTGCAAGTGCTGCAGGAGGTGCAGCGGCAGGAGCATCCAGACTAGGAGGACTTGGTAGATTTGCAGGTAAAGCAGCTCTTGTTGGTGGTGGATTAGCACTAGCAAGTTCATTATTTGGGAAAAAAGATTCTCAAAATACAACCCAACAAAGATTAGAAGAATTAACTCAAGAGCAAAAAGCATTAACACAACCCTCAGGTTTAGTGCCATTACCTCAGAATGATTTAAAAAGGTTTGAGGATCTTAATAAAAAGTTTGAAGCAGCATTAGATTTTTTAATTAAGAGACAGGGGGAAGGAACCTCTCAATCAAGACAATCTGGAGGAGGAGGTGGAGGCGGTCCTACACAACCTCCAGGACAACCTATTTCTGGACCAGCCCCTGCTGAAATCAATGCTTTGATGTCATCTATATCTGGTGGTGAGGGTGGATTAGAATCTGTTAATACAATAGGTGCTATGCCAGGTCTTTCTCAAATGACAGTTGATCAAGCTATAGCAAAAGTTGAAGCACTTAAGGCACAAGGTAAAACTTCAGGTGCCATGGGAAATATGCAACAGATGTCAGAATTTTTAAGAGCAAGAACTATTGCTGCTGGACTAGATCCATCAACTGCTCTTTTTAATGCAGAGAATCAATATAAAATTAATAGAGCATATCTTGCTAGTTTATTTTCTGGAGGGGAGCAAGAGATAGTAAACTTAATTAGATCTGGAAAAATTAGTGAGGTTGTTAATAGATTAAGAGGAGTTTGGCCTTCTCTTCCTGGAGGAAGTCAACAAAATGTTCATACTTCTTCATTCTACAGAAATTTTGAAACTTACTTGAGGCAAGCAGGATCCTCTTCTTTCCCACCTTCTCCAACACCAAGAGCAGCAGCTCCTAGAAGTATTCCCTCACCATCGTCCCAGCAACCAAATTTTGTTCTTGCCCCTATGCCAGTGGGAGGAACTTCAGGATCACCACAGGCATCAGCAACTGCTGCAGTAAATGATACTGTTCCTGAAATAGATACTTCTTATTCTGATAACTTCTTGACAATGTATTCAAAATTAGTCTATCAGATTGTTTAATAAATGAACCCAACAACTCTTTTAAATAGACCTAAGTTAAGAGTCACTGCTCACATTACCAAGATTAATAGTCTTGTTGAGTCATCTGATAGTATAAAAAAATCTTCTACTAAGTTGAGAAGAGTTTTTGAAAGAGGGACATATCAAAAGAAAACACAATTATCAATTCTCAACAGATACAAGAAAAGATTAGATTCAATACAAAAGCAGAATGATAAAAGATTTGTTCAGAAGAAACAAGTCAAAATGAAACTTCCAGACATAAAAAAATATGCTGGAAATTTATTTACTGCTGGATCTGTTAGTGATCCATTAAAATCAATTGGAGCATTAGCAGCATTTAGTGCAGCATCAAAACTTGGTAAAGGTGATTTTATGGGTGCTGCTGGACCAGGACTCATTGCTGCTGGAATATTATTTGGTCCTTCTTTATTAGGTCGTGGAATTGGTTCCATGATGAATAGGGGTGGAGCAGGAACCCCAACACCTGGAGGAGCACCATCTTCTGGAGGAGGTGCACAAACAAAGGCAGGAAAAGCATATGCAGGTATGCAAGCACAAAGAAATCTTCCAGGTTGGGCACAAAGAGCAGCAGGAGGAAGTGCCAGTAGATTTGCAGCATCTAATGAAAGATTATTTCAAGGAACTGCTAATATTGGTGATAGGGCAAGAGTTGCTACAGGGGGCAGATTTGGAATTGGAAGTATAGCAGAAAAAATAGCTACTAGAGGAGGAGGTTCTGCTGCACAGGTATCAACAAGAGCAGGGGGAACTGCTGCAGCAAAAGCAGCAGGTGTTGGAGCAAGAGCTATTCCTCTATTAGGAACAGCACTTAGTGTTGGATTATCTGCATATAGATTTAGTCAAGGTGATGTTGTTGGGGGAATCTTGTCTGCAGTAAGTGCCATTCCAGTCATTGGGTGGGCAGCTCTTGGTGTAGATCTAGCCAGAGAAACTGGAGCATTTGATGGAACAATATTAGGAAGAGGTGGTCAAGATAAATTAAAAAAACAAACAGAGCAACAAAAAAAATTAGTAGAAAGAAAAAAAGAATCTAGGGGACAATTAACATTCTCTAAAACTTTGGATAGATATGAAAAAGTAATTAATAAATTTGAACAGGTCTCTAAACATTTTAAACTTACTGCAAGAGGAGAATTTGATGAGCCCCCAATGCCTGCTCCAACTCCAGTAGTACCAGGAGCAGGGTATGAAGGACCAATTTCTGGGGATACATTTTTCCCCCTCCCTGGAGGTGATGTTGGGACACAAGGTGTTGTTAGTTCATCTCAAGCATTTGGAGCATCAAGAGATGGAGGATCTAGATCTCACCAAGGATTAGATATGACTCATCATCAAGGAGCCTTAGATGCTGCTGTAGTTGCTTATAAAACTGGAAAAGTTGTAGCAGCAGTTTCAAATGGTTATAATGGATATGTTGAAATAGACCATGGAGGAGGATTAAGAACTTTATACTATCACACATCTCCTATGGTTGCTGTTGGAGAGGAAGTATATGGAGGTCAGCAGATAGCAAAATTATATCCATCTGGACAAAATACTCATTTACATTTTGGCATTTCTAATAATGGTTCTTATACTGATCCCCTTCCTCATGTAAAATCAGTTAAGAATAGAATTTCTTCTCCCCTATCAAGAGAAAGAGCAAAACAGCAAAATGATACTTCACCTCAAGTTTCTGCACAACCTGGAGCAAGTTTTGCAATTTCTCCTTTGTTCCAACAAGGATCTACAGGTTTGTCTATTGGACCTGGAGGATTTAATATTGGAGGTAGACCAGCAGCTCAAATGTCTGCACCTAAACAACCTTCAAGACCAATAGCAACAAATCTTCCTTACCAATCAGGATATGCTGAACCTACAATTGTTCCATATCCAATAGTTCAGCAGATGCAACAGCAGATGATGGCACAAGGTTCTTCTGGTCCTGTAATAATATCTGGACCTTCTGAGGAACAACTGTTAAATAGTTTTTATAAGAAAGTTCTTCTCAATACATTGAAATAATGGCAGGATCATACACAAATTATAAGATTAAAAAATTTTTAATCATATCTCATGATGAGAAGACAGTTATTAATATGACTGAAACACAATCTTCTGTGCAATACTTTGAAGATTTGTTTTCTCCTGCAATTTTTTTAAGATTAGTTGTAGTTGATACTCAAGGTTTATTAACATCACTTCCATCCACTGATTCTAAAATCAAACCTGGATTGAAGGGTGGAGAGCAGGTTGTATTGACCATAGAGCAAACAGAAACTAAAAAGACTATTGATATTAATGAGACAACTAATCCATATTACATCTATAAGATAAGTGGATCCACTACACAATCCACAAAAGAAATGTTTGTGATTGACATAGCTCCACTTGAAGTGTTTTCCAATGAAACAACCAGAGTCTTTAGAAGATATCCAGAATCATCTGGTTCAAAACAAACTATAGATCAATCAGTAGAACAAATATTAACTGGAGTATTAAAGACCACAAAGAAAAGAAATATAGATGTTACAAAAAATAGTTATCATTTCTTTGGAAACTCTAAGAAGCCTTTTACAGTTTTAACTTGGTTAGGACCAAAATCAATCCCACCAGGGAAATCTTCAACTGCTAGTGGCACAGCAGGATTTTTGTTCTATGAAAATATAAATGGATATAATTTTAGAAGTTTAGATTCTTTATTTGAAACACTTTCTTCCACTGGACAATCTACACCAGTTGCTACTTACAGATATGATGAGAAAGTTAATGCTCCTGCAGATGTAAACTCTAACTTTAAGATAGTTAGTGTTCCATTCTTCGAAAAGAATGTTAATGTTCTTGAGAATATGAGAATAGGAATGTACTCAAGCATTAATTATTTTTATGATGCTAATACTAGAGACTTGAAGCAGGAGGAATACAAACTCTCAAAGAGTCTTGATGTTATGAAAAACTCTGCTGCTAATCCAGAGAAACCAAGAGTTCCAAAGTATCTTGAAGATAGTCCATCCAGAATTATGGTGAAAGTTATTGATCAATTGGTAGGAGAACCAGAAAGTTCAGAAGAAACTTCAGGAATAGATCAAAGACCATTCTATCAGTCACAATCTATTGCAAGATACAACTTAGCATTTAGTCAGATGTTAAATATAACAGTACCCTTGAATTTAAATCTAACAGTGGGTGATGTTATTAAGTTAGACTTTGGTAGTATTACATTGGATGAATCCAGAAAAGGATTGAGAGATGATTTAAAATCTGGAAATTATTTAATCAAAGAACTATCTCATTTGTTTGAGACAAATCAGGGGTATACTGGACTCAAACTCATCAGAGATTCTTATGGAGTTCCACCAAAATGAAAATTCAAGAACAAATTAACAATTTAGAAAAAGAACTGGACAATCCAGAGATTAATAAGCAAAGAAAGAGACATCTTGAAGATGAATTAGATTCTCTTGTCGATTATGCAAATCATTATCCAAATGCAGAAGAATGTCCTAATGCATTTCAATTGTACTGTTACAAAAATCCAGACTGCCCTGAGTGTAAAATTTTTGACCTATGATGTTAGAACAATCCTTAATTAATCCTCAATTTTTAGGAAGAGATGGATTTAATTGGTTTATAGGACAGATAGTTTACAATTCTAAAGACTCTTCTAAAGGTGCAAGAGCAAGAGTTAGAATATTAGGACGTCATCCTGCAGACAATACAATTAAGGATGGAGATTTGCCATGGGCACATGTACTGACACCACTCACTTTAGGTGCAGGTAATGGATATACTGGAATATCCAATAACTGGAATGGAGGAGAGATTGTAATAGGATTTTTCTTAGATGGAGATGATGAACAGCAGCCAGTCATAGTTGGTGCTCTTCAAAATAGTGATATTGGACAACAAACACCAACTCAAACTTGGCAAGAAGTTTTAAGTAAAGGAACATCATCATTCAAACCAATCACTCCACCCCAAGGAACTAGTGGTTATGTAATTGCTACTGATGGAAGAATAGTTACCAAGAAAGGAGGAATAGGATCCAATGGACAAATAGCACAAGTTAAGAGTCCAGTTGGTATAGGTACAACAGCAAAAGAAGAAAGAAAAATAACTGAGGGTCAAGCAAAGTCAAATATTGAAGGGTCTAATGGAATTATAATTTCTGTTCCATCAGAGTGTGCTGGAGGCAAGAGAAAATTTAACACAATTCAGAGAGCATTAGTAGGGTTTATACAGTTTTTGAATACAGTTCAAAATGTTAACAATGTTTATATTAACCCCACATTAAATGCAGTAGCAAATATTGATGATGAAATTGTGAGGGTATCTACAATTATAAAAGATGAGTTGATAGGAATATTAAAGTGGGGAAGAGAAGAAATTTTAAAAAGAATTTATAATCTATTAACAATATTTTTTGGCAAACCTGGAGTTCCTCCAGTAGTAAAAATTGCAAAACATGCTGCTACAGAAACTATAATTGATAGCATCTTATGTGCCTTTGAAAAAATATTCAGTCAACTATTAAATTATGTGATTAATTTCTTAACCTCAATGGTAGGTCAAGTTTTAAGTGCTCCAATTTGTGCAGCTGAGGCACTTTTAGGAAATTTAATTGGTACACTTGGAAATGAATTAACAGAAGCACTTGGTGGTGCATTAGATGAATTGAATTCTTCATTTGGATCAGCAATTGGAGAAGTTTCATCTATTGTCTCTCAAGCAATTTCATTTACCAGATCACTATTATCACTTCTTTCTTGTGAATCACCTTCTTGCTATGAAAGTTATGATTATGAACTGAATAAGGGTTGGGTTCCTGCTAGTGATCCAAACTTCCAAAAAATTCTTTCCTATTCATCTTCTACTCCTGCAGGAATATCTTCAATCTCAAGTAACTTCAAGTCTTGGGCAGGATCTGTTGGTCTTTCCACTGATGGAACAGTTCCTCCTGGTTCTGAGTTTTCTTGTAATGCTGGCATCATAGAATGTGGATTCCCATCCATCACTATTTTTGGTGGACAAGGATCTGGTGCATCTGCACAAGCAGTTATAAGTTCTGCAGGTCAAGTCATTGGGGCAGTGTTACAATCATCTGGTTCTGGATATGTAACACCTCCATACATTTCTATAGATAGTAATTGTGGAGACCAAGGTGGTGGTGCTTATGGATATACTGAAATTAAGGATGGAAAAGTGACTAATGTAGTTGTCAAAGGTCCAGGGAAAAATTATAAATCTCCTAAAAATAATGAAGATGAAGACCCATGTAAGACATATCCTATTACTGAAGATGGATTAGCAGTCACTGGTTCATTGAAAAAGGTACTAGTTAGATCCACTGGTGTTGGATATAAAAATACTGACAAGATTGTAGATGCAAATTGCAAGAATGATATAGAGGCATATCCTGAAGTTGATGATGTTGGAAGAATTATTGCAATCAATATCACAAATCCAGGAACTGAAGTAAATCTGTTCCCAGATCTGCAAATAAATACAACTACAGGACAGGGTGCAATTCTGGAACCAACTTTAGAATTTAGAAGAATAGATGAACCAGCACCTCCATCTAGAAAGTTCATCAAATCAGTAGTATTGTGCGCAGAAGATCATGAGTGAAGGATTTGCTTTTGTAGATAAGGACTCTGGTGTTTTATACATTGGAGAGGATGTTGATGCCAATAGAATTAGACAGATCCAAATGGGATCTGGTTCTGGAGCAAATGTAAAACTGTTTAAGGATGGTGGATTTCAAATTGCCAGTGTAGACTCATCCACTATTGGGGATGCTATAGTTAGCAAGTCTGCAGATGGATTAAAAATTTATTCTAAAGGTGACTTGAATATTCAAAGTGAGGGAACTCTTACTATTAAAGCAAGTCAAATTAAGTTTGAATCTACAAGTTCAGAAAGAGATTTTGTTCTAAGAAATGATAATGGCAATATAAGAATAGAATCAAGTGGAAATGTTGGCATCAAGGGCAATAATGTTGTTGTAGCAGCAACAAGAAATGCTGTGGTAAAATCTGAGGGTAATGTTTATTTGGTTGCTAGTGGGGGTCAAATCTTTAATGTAGAACCACTAACAAGTTTAATTCCTACAGGAATATTGGGAGTGGTAAATAAAGTAACTCAGTTTCTTAATGGATGGTAAGTAATGGCAAATTTTACTGATATATATTCAACTAATATTCAAGTAGGAGAAGGTGTTCTCCCACCATTAGCAGCTGCTACATTTGAACCAGCATTAGATCCTAATAGACCATTTAGTACTCATATATTTGGCATTAATCAAATTGAAGCAATAACAAATCAACTTGGAGTTCATAATGAAATTGGATTATATAATGGTGTTGGATTATGGGAACAGATTGGACTAGCAAATCTTTTTGGGTTTGGAGTTGATGTAGGAGGGCATTGTGATGCTCAACCTAATTTAGAATCTAGTGCTTCAAGAATAGATTTTAACTCTGGGGATGGTAATCTCAATGGTTTTTGGAAATATAGAGGAGAAGAAATTTCCAGAGAACCAGATGAGACATCTGATATTTCACTCAAGAAAGATATTCAACCTTTAGAAAATTGTTTAGACAAGGTTCTCCAACTTCAATCAGTATCATTTAACTGGATAGAAGAATTAGTTCCTTCCAGGTATGTGAAGGGCAGACCAGAAATAGGTCTTATTGCACAAGAAGTTGAAAAAGTTGTACCTGAAGTAGTAGGACAAAAATTTGTTGTTGATAGTGAGTACAAGTCAATTAATTATGGTAAGTTAACTTCAGTTTTGATAGGTGCAATCCAAGAACAGCAAAAGCAGATTGAAGATCTGAAGCAGACAGTCAGCAAACTGTCCACTGGTTGCCAAAAGTGCTCAGGATCCTGCTATACTGGATAGGTAAGCAAGACATCTAACACCATGCAGATCACCAGAGAGCAACTGAAGGAACTTCAAGGGATTCAGGAAGATATGGCAGCACATTTTACTGATGAAAATTTCCCTATCAGTGGTGAATTGTATTGGACTTGCGTAGAGTGCCTTGCTACTGCTAAACTGGCAGAACTCAGGGGTGAACTTGCTCCTGATGCTTGACAAGAGGTTGAGTTTATAGTAAGATAATAAGGTGTGAAGGAAGTGCAAAGGCATTAACTTTTAAGTTATGTAAGTCCTTATTTGGGAGTGTGGTGGAATTGGTAGACACACCAGACTTAAAATCTGTTGGGAGCAATCCCGTGGGGGTTCAAGTCCCCCCTCTCCTATTTCAAAATTGACTTTTTATTCCAAAAAAGGGGCAAAAAAATTTCTAGGTAAAAAATGCCCCTATAGTTTTTTAGAACCACTGTTCATTTGCTGGATCATTTAGGAATTCTATAGCAGCACTTGCAATTCCTATCTGAGTGTTGAGTTTTTGTTTAGATGCAGTGTAAGCATAATTCTGCAATTCAAAGTCTATTCTTTTTATTTTAAAATCATTAACTTTAACAATTAAATCATCCCTTTCATCTTGCAAATCAGAAATTTGAGAATTTATATTTGTAATAGAAGTTGCATATCCAGTACATAATTCACTGGTACATAGGAATAGATTATTGCAAGTATTAATTGGACCAAAGTATGTTCCAATAGACACAGGGTTAATGTAATCCTGGGTTCCTATTCCAGCATTTCCAGAATTTAAAACACCATCAATTCCAGAAAATGGGTTAGGGGAAGTATATGAATAACCTCTATATCTTGATTGATCTCTAGTTACAGTGATTGAAGTGAAACCAACAGACCAAGCAGTAGTTCCACATCCAACTGAATTTGCTTCTTGACCTATTTGGAGCACCAAATCTTGCAAGTCTCTAATTTCATCATTGATGGATACAATTTCTGTATCTAAACTTTCAATAGGCACATCAAAGTATGAAATTAACTCATTTGGACCCCACATTTTGATGGGAGTATCGCCATTTTTTGCATCAATGATATATCCTGCCTCTATAACTTCTATCTGAGTTAACTGCTGTTTATCTAATTTAATCTTCTGCTCATAAAATTTAAGCAATTCTTCTCTTTCTGTGCTTATTGCCATCAGTCAAAAAATCCTAATAATCTTATTTATTGATAAATAAGACAGAAGAAAATAAACGAAGGATAATCTGAAATGCCTTTAGCTAGATTAGAGAATTTCTTAAAAAATCTCAGTGGTAATACAATTTATGTTGATCCTAATGAATTAGACTCTACAGATTCTATTGAGAATAGAGGTAATTCTAGAACTAGACCATTTAAGACCATCCAAAGAGCTTTAATTGAGGCAGCTAGATTTTCATATATTCCTGGATCAAACAACGACACATTTGACCAGACCACTATTTTAATTTCTCCAGGTACTCACTATATTGATAATAGACCTGGATTATATTACAATGGTTCTGTGCTGAAAGATGCCAATAATGTAACAAAGTCTATAGTTCAGTTTTCTGTTAATACTGATTTTAACATTGATAATACAGATAATGTTTTGTATCTGTATAATAGCGTTGATGGTGGCGTTATAGTCCCTAGAGGTGTTTCCTTAGTTGCAACTGATTTAAGAAAAACTAAGATCAGACCAAGATATGTTCCTGATCCTGCAAATGATAATTTCCCATCAACTGCTATCTTTAAGGTAACTGGAAGTTCATACATCTATGGATTTACAATTTTTGATGGAGATCCATTAGGAACAGTTTTTAACACTTATTCTACAAATAGAGTATCTCCATCATATTCTCACCACAAATTGACTGCATTTGAATATGCAGATGATACAAATCTTTATACAAAAGATGGCGTACAGTGTCCATTTACAGATTTAGAAACATATTACTATAAATTAGTTCTTGCATTTGGACCACTTTCGGGAAGAGAAATACCTGATACTACAACAAACCTTCAACCATCTCCAGAAGAGAATCAGATTGTTGGAGAACTTGGTCAAGGTGTCATTAATATCCAGAGTGTTATTTCTGGGGATGGAGTTACTGCAAATAGAACAATTACAGTAACTACAGAAGATGAGCATGGATTAACACCTTTTGCTCCGATACAAGTATCTGGTGTTGGAACTGATTCTCTGATAGCAGAAGCAGAATATAATGGATCCTTTGTTGTGTTCCAAGTTATAAGCACAACATCATTCACTTATTTACTTCCTTCAATTCCAACTTCTACTGCAGCACCAGATGTTACTGATTCCACAGTAAGAGTTCTTTCTGATACAGTTAATTCAAGTTCACCATACATCTTTAACTGTAGTTTGAAATCAGTTTTTGGGATGAATGGTATGCACGCTGATGGATCCAAAGCTACTGGATTCAGAAGCATGGTAACTGCGCAGTTCACTGGTATTTCACTTCAGAAAGATGATAGAGCATTTGTAAGGTATGATGAGACAACAGGAACATATAAAAATCAAGATCAGTGGGGCAACCTTTATTCACTCCACCAAGATTCAAAGTCAATTTATAGACCTGAGTGGGAAAGTTTCCACATAAAAGCATCTAATAATGCATTTGTTCAGTGTGTTTCAATCTTTGCCATTGGATATGCAAAGCAATTTGTAGCAGATTCTGGTGGAGATCAATCCATCACCAACTCCAACTCAAACTTTGGATCTATTTCACTTTACTCCAAAGGATTTAAAGACTTTAATCTCTCCAAGGATAATCATGGTTTCATAACTCATATTATTCCTCCAAAAGAGATAGTAGAGAATGACTTTAATATCAATACATTTGTAATAGATGCTGAATTAACAAAAGATGAAGCAACTAGTAATGGAAATACTAGAGTTTATCTGAAGAACTATGATGATCAGTTCACCCCACCAAATCCTAAGGTTAAAACCTATTTCATAGGTGCAAAGGATGCAGATAAGTTATATTATCTTGATGCCAATACAGAAAGACAGGCTACCATAAGTCCAAACTACGAAACTAAGTACACCATTTCTAGCATTGCATCTAACACCATAACTGCAACTGCAAATGTTAGTGCACTGTCTGTTGGACAAGCAGTAAAAGTAACAGCAAGAAATGCAATTCTTCCTGATGGATTGGAGCATGATAAAGTTTACTATGTGGAGTCCATTCCATCTGCTAACTCAGTTAAACTTTGTGGAAGTTTAAAGGATGTTGGAACTGGTAATGCAATAGCAATCACAACCACAGTAGGAATCACTCCTTCAGGAAATCTTCAATTAGTCAGTTCAGTTATAGACTCCACTCCAGGAAATCCAGGAAATCCCATCCAATGGGATTCTACTGCTGGTAGATGGTACATACAAATAGAAGAAGATGAACCCTTTATTGATAACTTAGAAGATGGTGATGATCCAATCACTTATATTAAGAGAAAAATTGATGCTAGAAGTCTGGATGATAAGGTATACAGATACAGATATGTGATTCCTAAGGAATCACCAAATGCATCTGAACCAACCTCAGGATTCATCATCCAAAAGTCTTCAACAGAATTAGATTCAACTTTTGGCACAGATAACAATTCAGAATTAAATCCATTAGATGATAATAGAATTGGTCTTGTCAGAAATTCTGGAATTATAGTAGATGCTTGGTACAATGGAGGAACTGCAACTGTAGTTACATCCAAACCCCATGGTCTTGAACAAGGAAATAAAATTAAGATTAATAACTTAAGTAGTAATGCAGAACCTTCTCCAATTGGATTAGGAACTGGAACTGGATTTAATGGAGAATTTGAAGTTGCTTCAGTTGTAAGTGATATTCAATTCACATATACAATAGATAGAAACCCTGGTGGAATATCTACAGTAACTACATCTACAGCATCTTGGTTAGATGTAAGAAACTGCTCATCTTCAACATATAGAGTTGCACCTTATACAATTCTTTCTTCAAATAGAAGTGAACTTCCCTTCTTTACTTGTGAAGAAACATCAAATGATCATCAGATCTATAAGATAAAGGTAATTCAGAGGTACAAAGAAGGAACCTCTGATGGTGTTTATCACATTATTCCCAATGTGTTTAAGAATGTTCCAGCAGCTTCTCCATTTGATAGTACTTCTTATAAGTTATCTCAAAGTTTAGATAATATCTATCCTAAGATTGATTATGATAACATTACTTCAGATCCAGAAGCAACAATTACAGCAGCATCTAGATCTTTAATTGGTAAAGTTGACATTAACAGCTCTTATAATAGTTCAACCAAAGAGACTGCAATTCAGTATTTGAAAGATTTTAATGGTGGTGTTGGTATCACATCAATCACTAAATCCGGAACCAACTGCACTGTTTACACAAAAGTCAATCATGGACTCAATGGGGTAAGAACCTTAAGCATTGCTTCTGCTGGATCTGGATATGATAATGGAACCTACTACGACATTCCTCTTTGTGGTGGAACTGGAAGAAATGCTACTGCAAAGGTAGTTGTTTCTGGTGGAACAGTGACATCAGTTACTGTTATGAACCCTGGTAGTGGATATGCATTATCAGATTCTCTTACCCTTAGAGGAATACCTGGATCAGTCAATGCTACTACATGCACAGTTTCAGTACTAACCCCTGGGGATTTAGGATGCATACAAATTCTTGGATCAAGATATGAAGGAAATAATGGAGTATTCCCCATTACTTCAGTAACTTATGATACTATTACATATACTAATTCATCAGGAAATGCAGAGACCTCATTATCTGCAGTGTCATCTGTGGTTGCAGTATTCTCAATTCCAAAACAATCCATTATAAGTGCATCTTATAATGCAGGAACAAATATCACAACAATAACAACAAACAGCACATTAAATGCATATCACCCATACTTACCTGGAAATGGTGTAATATTTGAAGGTGTTATCGGAACATTTGTTGTCCAAAGTGTTTCCTCAGTTACTACCTTCACAGTTGAAGGAGATGCATCAGGAGCATTAAGTGTATATCCATCAGGATTAACATCCCAAGTTAGAGATACCAATGCAGCATTAGAAAATATTTCTACCAGACAATTTGTAGTAACTGATGGATTGATAGCATATTGTGATGAAAATGTAAACACTACAGAAACACAGATATCTATAATTTCTACATCAGGATTTAATAAAGGTGATTTTATTCAAATTGATGATGAAATTCTTCTTATCACCAGAGTTAGTGGATCAGCAATTACTGTCATTAGAGGTGTCTTAGGAACAGTAGCAACTGAGCACTTAATCAACTCTCTAATTAGAAAAATTAAAGTATTCCCAGTTGAACTTAGAAGAAATTCTATCTTGAGAGCATCTGGTCATACTTTTGAATACACTGGATTTGGTCCTGGCAACTATTCAACTGGTATGCCAACAAACCAAGATAGAGTGTTATCTAATGATGAAGTTCTTATTTCTCAGGCACTTCCATCTCATGGTGGTTTAGTTGTTTACACTGGAATGAACAGCAATGGTGAATTCTTCATTGGCAGAAAGAAATTTGATGCTACTACTGGCGAAGAAATTACAGTTAGTGGTCCAGGAGAAGAAGACAACTTTATTGATGAGTTAACAGTTAACTATTTGACAGTTAATAAGACATTAGATGCTTCAACTGCAGATGTAACTACCAATGATTTAACAGTCAAAGGAGAATTGACAGTAGAAGGTGATATAACCACAGAAGGAACTGTAACCTCTACAACTTTCAGTGGTCCTCTTGAAAATAATCTTTCATTTGGAGAAGGACTAACTGGAGCTGCATTTGATAATAGTACTAGTGTTGTTGTAGATTTAGGAACACCAAGTAGCATTACTAACTCTTCAACTAACTCTACCACATCTAATAGTCATACTCATGCTTTAGCAAATGGAGCAGTAACAACTGATAAATTGGATGGTACTAATGGATCAGAAGCAGTAACTACTTCAAAAATTAGAAATGGTGCAGTGAGCGCGGCAAAATTGAATGGTGGGCAACAAGATACTGCACCAGTTTTTGGTGCAAGAGCTTGGGGTAAAATGATAAATGGTGATCCAGACGTGACTCCCAATGATCCTCCTGAAGTAGAATATGGAGGTAATGTAGAAGTTTCTGTACAAAGAACTGCCAAAGGAAGATACTTATTCACTATGGTAAATAAACTTCAAAATAATTCAAATACAAATACTCCTGGTGCTGGAGAATCAACTTGGGCAAATGAGCAATTTATCGTAATTGCCAATGCTGGAGTAGAGGACAGTGATCACATTTGTTCCATAGATGCAGATGCTTCACCAGGAAATGGACAATTTGCTATTAGAACATTTGATCCTAAAGAGAATAATGATGAAACTGATACTCAAGTTATTTACTTTGTTGTATATGGTTAATTAAAACATTTAATAAATAACTTTATAGACAGGGGGATAGTGGAACCCAATGCCATCACAAGATACTTTTTTTAAGGTTAAAACTGGTTTAGGTGTAGGGACAGATACTTTATATGCTAGTGTTGCAGATCAGCAAGTATCCATAGGTAAATCTCAAGGAGATTACACTTTAGATGTTGCTGGTGATATTTTTTCAGAAAATAATGTTTTAGTTGATAATAGAATTGGTATAGGAACAACAGATCCATACCAAAGACTTGATGTAAGAGGAGTTGGTATATTTACAGGAGGTGTTGGTCTTGCAATAACAGATCCAACACAAATTCTTCAAATTAATGACACCCCAAGCGAAACAGTTGCAGTAACTGGTTTTGGTTCATTTGGTATTGGACTTGTAAATCCCACTCAAAAGTTTGAATTTCTTGGAGTAGGATCTACTGATAATGTAGTTATCACTGGAGTAGGTTCTGTTGGTATTGGAACAAGACTTCCAGCAAGAGATTTTGAATTTAAAGGCAAATCCACTGGTCAAAGTGTAGTTTTAACCAATGAGGGTTATCTTGGTGTTAATCAATTAACTCCATTATATGATGTAGATATTGATGGTGATCTTAGAGTTACTGGACTTGCAACTATTACCAATGCTTATATTGGTGTTGCAACTATAGGTTTTGCCAGTATCACTAATGAGAGAGTAGGAATTTCCACTATAGGTTTTGCTACTATTACCAATGCTTATATTGGTGTTGCAACTATAGGTTTTGCCACTATTACTAATGAGTATGTTGGCATTTCTACCATTGAAAATCTTTTAGTTACTGGTATTACAACAACTGCTAAGTTAGATATTGGTATTGGTGGAACTTTAGCAAGAGCATCTAATTTTGGTATCACTACAGTAACTTCATTAGATAACACTCTTCTGAAGACAATTCAACCAATCATTGGTATCAATACATTAACACCCACCAGAACAGTAGATATCGCTGGTGATTTGAGAGTCAGAGGAGAAGTAATAGACTCTAATAATAATGTAGGATATGCATATTCAGTTCTTGGATCTCAAGCATTAGGAATTAGTGGAAGATTTATTGATGCTTCCAATCTTCTTGTTAGAAACAAAGAATTTATTGCCAATGAAGTTGTAGGATTTATTACTTCAACAAGTGGACCCTTTGGATCTAATGGTCCATTATTTGATTATGGACTTGCAGGACTTGTCAATGGACCATCAAAGTGTAAAAGGGACATTGGGTTAATTGTTGATTCTATTGCTTTTGATATTTCCAGAGGTGGAAATTCACAGTCAGTAGGAGCAGGTTTATCTTATTATGACGGACCAACTCTTCAGCATTTAGACCCAAATCCTGCTACTGAAGCAATACTTGGTGCTGATTATGTAAAGGTAGCAACACTTGCAGGTATTGGACGAATAGCAAATATTGCCCAGTATGTAGTTAACAATTCTCCACTACCAATATCTTTCCAATCTGGTATATCCAGCATTACTCAACTGATTGATACTGAAATTATTGGAGATGGAGATTCAAATACAAATCCAAATGGATGTGCAAATGTAGTTTCTGCAGTTGCATCCTGTGTTGGAATAATTACTTCAATCATTGGATTAGGAACTGCATCTGCACCAAACATTAACTATCCTGCAGGTGAGTTAACCTGGCAACCACCAGGACCTAGAATTGGAAATGAGTGGTTTGTTAATAAGTTAGGCAGTGACAGTAATGGAGGAACTGGTCCTGGAGATGCTTTCTTAACAATTAAAAAAGCAGCATCTATAGCAGAACCTGGAGATACTATTAGAGTATATGCTGGTTTATATGTTGAAGATGGTCCTATTAGTTTGAACGAAAGAGTTGCAGTTGTTGGAGAAGATTTAAGAAGAACTCTTGTTACTACTAGAGATCTAACTGACCTCTTCTATGTAAAGAGAGGATGCTATGTTGCACAGATGTCCTTTGTGGGACCAAGCAATCCAGGAAAAGCAATGGTTTCATTCCCAACAATGGGATATGGATATGCTGATGGAACTGAACAGAACTGGCAGTCACCATATGTACAGAATTGTACAAACTTTGTTCCAGACAGTATTGGAATGAGGATTGATGGCAATAGAGCAGGTGGATTTAAATCCATGGTTCTTGATGCCTATACTCAATATAATCAAGGTGGCATTGGGGTATCAATCACCAACTTTGGATATGCTCAGTTAGTTTCACTATTTACAATTTGCTGTGATACTGCAGTATTCTGTGATACTGGTGGTGTTTGTGACCTCAACAACTCAAACTCATCATTTGGTAATTTTGGATTAGTTTCAAATGGTGCTACACCACTGCAGTATGTTGGAACAGTAGCAGAAGAACCAGTAGGTGAAAATGTAGATAGACTGGTAATTAATGTTGGTGTTGGTGCATCTCAAGAATTTAAAGATGCAGTTAATATTTTAAGACAAAATAAAGAATTTATTGCTTCTGAGGTTGTAGGATTTATTACATCCACAAGTGGACCTTTTGGTGCTGCAGGAACTGCATTTGATTATGGTGGTTCAGTAAAGGGAAGAGAATTCTGCAGAAGAGATTCTAAAATTATTGTAGAAGCAATCTGCTCAGATATTTTAACATTAGGCAATGGAAATTCAATTAATGCTGGATTAGGATATAGAGATTCTGAGGATGGATCTTTAACATACTTGAATGAAACTTCACCACCCCCAACAGGATTATCTACTGGATATGTTAAGCAAGCAGAAATTGCTTCAATTCAATTTATTTCAGGAATATCTACATATCTGATTCAAAATATCCCCGTAAATGTAAGTTATCAGTCTGGTATTGGAAGCTATCCTCAGGTAATAGTTTCTGGAATGACAACCTCTCCATTAACTGATGATTTTATTGCATCAAGAGCAGGCATTATTACTTCAATCATTGGTATTGGAACTGGTGCTGCCCCTGCATTAATACTTCCAAAAGGACAAAGACCTTATGATGGACAAATTGCAGTTATTGGAACTCAGTATTATTTTGTAAGTGGTTTTGAAATTACAAATCCTGGATATGGATATGATCCAGCATCTCCTGTAGAAGTAACAATAGACCTTCCAGAAAATGTAGATCTGTTTATTCCAGCAGAAGCTGCTATCTTTGAAGATAATATTGGAGCAGGTGGAACAATTACTGGTATTGAAATCTTAGTTTCTGGAACTGGTTATGCAACAACTTCACCCCCAACAGTAACTATAGCTCCTCCTCCAGCAATTGGACCAGGAATTGGAACAACAGCAACAGCTACTGCAATATTAGAACCATACTTCTTTAACCCAGTTTCTGCAACCTCAGTTTCAGCAGGTGGTACTACAACTGTTGTATTTGATGAATTTATTACTTATTCTCCTCTTGTCTCTGTAGGAGCATCAGTATACTTCTATCAATCAAGTAAAATTATTGCAAGTAGTATTACTTTTGAATATATAGGTACAGGAACAGATATTGTTAATGCAATTCCTTCTAAAGGAGCAGTTCCAATTGACGAAAATCAAGTGGTAGCCACTAATGGTGGTAAAGTTCCATTTACCAGCACAGACCAAAGTGGTGACTTTAGAATTAGTGAAGGTATTACTATTAACCAAAATACTGGAACTATTAGTGGACAAGCATTCAGTAAGAGTTTGCAGGCAGAAGTTACACCATTAATCATTGCCCTTCAACAGTAACCTATTATGGCTCAACAACCTTTAAATCAATATAAAACAATTACTGGTGTAGTTTCAACTACTAATGTTGGAATTTACACCACCAAAACTGGTTATACTAGCATTGTCCTGTATGCTCAAGTTTCTAATACTGGAAGTGGAATTGGAACTGTAAGTTTTTATCACGAAAGAGACAATAGATTATCTGGTGGTGGAATTACAACATCTACTACTGAATTAATTTACAATGTTACAGTTCCTCCAAATGATGCTATTGTCCTATTGGAAGGAAGACTGGTTTTAGAAAGAACAGCATTAAAAACAGACAGATTGAGAATGGTTGGAATTTCAAGCACCAATCCAAATCATCTTAAGTATACAGTTTCTCTTTTAGAGACTCTTAATCAATAATAAATAAATCTATTAAGGGGGATAGTGGAACCCAGATATGGCAAAGTATATCAGTAGAAGAGTTGTTAGAACTCCTCAGTCAAGACTCACAACAGACAGATATCAATATCTTGGGTTAAACCAAGCTGAGCCTAATCTGGGAGATCCTCCTGGTGATGAATTGCCAGTAGGAACACAATATATGTTAGTTTCTCTGGAAGAGCATCCAGGGGAAAGATATTGGGTAACTATACCACCAGGACAAATAGAACTTGGTATTACAGTTAGAGACGAAGGAAATATAATTGGTGGCAATGCTGGTATTGGTTCAATTACTCAGTTAAATTTTGTTGGACCTGGAGTTAGTGTAGCAGGAACTATTACTCCTGGACTTGGAATAGCAACTATTACTATTGCAACTGCATTAATTGTAGATGAACCTGTTGATTCTAATCCAAGATATATTGGGTTTTCTACTGCTAGGGATGGGGATGTAGTAACTACTTTTGATGTTGCGCCAAATCAATTAGTTTTCATTCCAAGCACTCAAAATCTTGGTATTGGAAGTACCCAACCAGAATACTCACTTGATGTAGGAGTATCTACAGTTAGATTGCAAGGAGATCTTGCTAATGCTGATGGATATGTAGGATCTCCTGATGGGGATCAATATCTTAAGTCTCTTGGTCCGGGATTAGGATTTACTTGGGCATTAGCTGCTGGACAAAGAGGACCTCAAGGTTTCCAAGGACCTCAAGGACCTCAAGGAGCACAAGGTTTCCAAGGACCACAAGGACCTCAAGGTTTCCAAGGACCTCAAGGTTTCCAAGGACCTCAGGGAGCAATTGGACCTCAAGGTGCACAAGGTGTAAGAGGACCTCAAGGTTTCCAAGGACCTCAAGGGATAATTGGACCTCAAGGTGCACAAGGTGTTTCAGGTTCTAGTGGACCTCAAGGATTAATAGGACCTCAAGGTTTCCAAGGACCTCAGGGAGAAGTAGGTCCTCAAGGTGCTCAAGGATTCCAAGGACCTCAAGGTGCTCAAGGATTCCAAGGACCTCAAGGACCAGTAGGTTCTCAAGGTGCTCAAGGTGCTCAAGGGACTCAAGGACCTCAAGGTTTCCAAGGACCTCAAGGACCACAAGGTTTCCAAGGACCACAAGGTACACAAGGACCTCAAGGATTAAGAGGACCACAAGGACCACAAGGTGCTAGAGGACCTCAAGGTTTCCAAGGACCACAAGGTTTCCAAGGACCTCAAGGACCAATTGGAGATTCAGGACCTCAAGGTGTTTCAGGACCTCAAGGTGCTCAAGGTTTCCGAGGACCTCAAGGACCTCAAGGATCAACAGGTGCTCAAGGTGCTAGAGGACCTCAAGGTTTCCAAGGACCACAAGGACCAACTGGTGATCAAGGTTTAACTGGATTAAGAGGACCACAAGGACCTCAAGGAGCACAAGGACCTCAAGGATTCCAAGGACCTCAAGGAGCAATTGGACCTCAAGGTGCTCAAGGAACTCCAGGAACAGATCTTGTTGTAGTAGGTACAGTTCCTTCAGTTACAACATCACCACCAAATACTACATTAACTGCAGATGACACTGTATATCCTTGGTATCCAGCTACAACAGGAGATTGTGTAGTTGCACAAGATACAACCAATGTTTGGTTCTATAATGGAACTGATTGGGATAATTTAGGATCTTTATCTGGACCAAGAGGACCACAAGGACCTCAGGGTGCTCAAGGACCTCAAGGTGCTAGAGGACCTCAAGGTTTCCAAGGACCACAAGGAGCATCAGTAACTGGACCTCAAGGTACTAGAGGTCCTCAAGGTCCTCAAGGTGCTCAAGGTGCTCAAGGTGATGCTGGTGATATTGGTGCTGTAGGACCTCAAGGTGCTCAAGGTGCTTTAGGACCTCAAGGCGTTCAAGGACCACAGGGAGGATCTGGAGTTAGAGGACCTCAAGGACCACAAGGTGCACAAGGTTTCCAAGGACCTCAAGGTTTCCAAGGACCTCAAGGTAGTGGACCTCAAGGTGTACAAGGACCTCAAGGTCCTCAAGGATCTCAAGGTGCTAGAGGACCTCAAGGTTTCCAAGGACCTCAAGGTAGTGGACCACAAGGACCTCAAGGATTAAGAGGACCACAAGGACCTCAAGGTGCTCAAGGTGATCCTGGTGATATTGGTGCTCCAGGACCTAGAGGACCTCAAGGACCACAAGGTGCCCAAGGACCCCAAGGTACAGGTCCACAAGGACCACAGGGAGCAAGAGGACCTCAAGGACCACAGGGAGCACAAGGATCAGTAGGACCACAAGGACCACAAGGTACAGGACCACAAGGACCACAGGGAGCAAGAGGACCTCAAGGACCTCAGGGAGCACAGGGACCTCAAGGGGAGCCAGGACCTTCTAATTTCATTGCTGCAACAGACACTAATACAGGAACAACTTATTATCCAATCTTTGTTTCTGGTGCACAAGGAACTCCTAGAATAAGAACAACTGCTTTAGATTCTGGAACATCAACCACTCTTAAGTATGATGCAGCAAGTTCAGTTCTTTATGCTTCTAAGTTTAGTTTTGGTGAAACTGATGGATTTGGTTTATTCTCAGATATCAACAAACCAAATCCTGGAGGATCTGGAGCAGCCACAGATCTAGGAGTTGCTGTTAGATCTACAGGTCCTCTATCTGGAGGAAGAATTAATATTTCTAGGGAAAGTGGGGCACCATTAATTATCAATAGAAATAGTATAAAAACTGGATCAGAACAAGGAGGTCTAATTCAATTTAGAAGGGCTGGTCAAACTGTTGGTATTATGGGTGTAATAGACTCATCTTTAACTGATTCAAGAGGATTCTTCTTTAGTCCAGACACAGGTGATGGATTAGGTGGATTCAGTAGATTTACTGGAGATCTGTCTATTAATATTACTGAACCTACTATAGGTGCAGATGCAGGTATTAATCCTGGAGAAGGAAACTCTGCTGTGGGAATTGTTTTTAAAACAAGAGGATCTGGTGCATTATCATATTTTTCTAGAAATAGTAACGCAGCTATAAATGCAAATAGAAATAATTCTGGAGATATAATCAGATTCTGTGGTTCAGGAACAACTTTTGGAGCTATAGGATATAATTCATCAAATCAATTTGTAATTGAATCCAAAACTACTACAGGTACTATTAGAATTGCCCCTGGTAGTGGAGGACTTACATTAGCAGGTCAAACAACCATTACTGGAATTACAACTATTCAAAATGCTTTGATAGTTTCCTCTGGTGGTATTACTGTAACTGGAGGTTCCACATTTAATAATGCTACTACATTTACTAGTGGATTAACAGTTACTTCAAGTGGAATTACTGTAACAGGAACATCTACATTTAATAATGCTCTGACAGTTTCTGGAAACTTCAATGCTTCCAATGCAGTTAGATTGACAAATGCAACTACTAATCTAACTTTTGGAGCAGTAGGTGCAGATAGAGTAGTTGTTACAAATACTAATTTTAGACCTACTACAAATGGAACTCTCAATTTGGGAGGGTCTAGTAATAGATGGGCTACAGTCTTTGCTGCCACTGGAACAATTAATACATCAGATCTTAGAGATAAGACTGACATTGAAACTAGTGTTCTAGGAACTTCCTTTATTAAATCTCTGAGACCAGTTTCATATAAGTTTAAAGTTGGTGGTGGAATTGTTACTGGAAGTGATGAAGAAGGAAATCCAATAGTACAAGATGTTCCTGGAGTAAGAACTCACTGGGGATTTGTTGCACAAGAAGTAAAGACTGCAGTTGATAATGCAGCAGTAAATGATTTTGCTGGTTGGATATTAACTGATTTAGAAAATCCAGATAGTGATCAAGGTCTTCGTTATTCTGAATTTATTGCTCCTCTTACAAAAGCACTGCAGGAATCTATAGAAAGAATTGAAGTATTAGAATCTCAGATTCAAGAACTTCAAACTAAAATTACTGATCTTGAGTCTCAATAAATAATTAAAAAACCATGGCAGTACCAGTAGTCAATCTATCAATTGATCAGGGAACTAGATTTTCTACTTCCCTAAAAATCAAACTAGATGGTGGTGCTTTAAATCTTTCTGGATATACTTTTTCTTCTAAGTTGAAGAAGCATTATTCTGCAACAACATCATATCCATTTACTGTTTCCATAGCTTCTACATCAACTGGAATTATTAATATAGGAATGGCAAGTACAATTACTGCAACCATTCCTCCAGGAAGATATGTTTATGATGTAATATCTACTACAAGTGGAGTTCCAAATAAAGTAGTAGAAGGTACAGTAATAGTAAAAGGAACTGCATCCTAATGACTATAGAAGTAGAATTAGTTTCATCACAATTTACAGTTGAAACAACTACACAATCTATACAAGAAGTACAATCAGATCCTGGAATTATGAGAATCCAAGACTCAGTAGATTTTGATAATACAAATAATAATGATAAGTATGTGATGGTATATGATTCATCCATTCAGAAGTTTAAGATGGTGAATCCTGATGAAGTATTGAATTATGCAGCAGGAACAGAGACTATTCAACCAGGATTGGTTGGTTATGCAAATACATTCCTAGATAGATTGGATACAGACCTTGATGATAGAATTGATCTTGATGCTGGGACCTTCTGATAAATAGAATAAAGTAAAAAAGAAGTCATGCCAGCACCAGTCTTACAGGTTAAAAGAGGTGCTTTATCAAATCTGCCAGGTTTAAAAGCAGGTGAACCAGCCTTTACCACGGATTCATTTGATTTTTATGTAGGCATTGACAGTACCACAAATAATAATAAGTTTGTTGGTTCTCATAGATATTGGAAGAAAGAAACTGCTTCAAAGGGAAGTGGAGTCAATCTTGTAGAAGCAACAGGTGGTTCTGATTTTATCACTCTTGCTGCACCAGCATCTGTAGGTGCAGCAATAACTTTTTATTTTCCAGCATCTCAAGGATCATCAGGATCTGTACTGACTAATGATGGTAGTGGAAACTTAAGTTGGGGGAGTGGATCTAATAATGCTACCTTTACTGGCATTACCACATTCTCAGATACCACAGATTCTACAAGCAAAGATACTGGTGCTATTATAGTAGAAGGTGGTATTGGCGTTGAGAAGAGCGTAAATATTGGTCAAAATCTTTATGTTAATGGAATTTCAACCTTCAATGGATTGACAGTTGCCAATAATACTCTTGATGTTCAAGCACATGCGGAAATTCAAGAACTTTCTGTTCTTGGTATTACAACAATAAGTTCAACCTTATTTGTTGATGGAGATATTCTTGCTGATGCTGGACTTAGAGTTCTTGGCATTACTACAATATCAGATACAAGTGATTCTACCAATCCTCAAAATGGGGCTTTTAGAGTTAATGGTGGTGCAGGAATACAAAAATCCCTTCATGTTGGAGGAAATATTAATGTTACTGGCAATGTAACTGTTGGTGGAACTACTATTACATTAAAAAGTGCAGATGTTTACATTGAGAATAAAGATATTATTCTTGGATTTACAACTGCAGTAACTCCAAATGATGATACTGCAAATCATGCAGGTGTTGCTATTGCATCGACAGTTGGAAGTCCATTAGTTTCATTTGTTGCATCTGGAATTAATACACTTCCAGATACTTATAAGCAATTAATGTGGTTTAAGAGTGGAACTCTTGGATTCTCTACTGATGCATTTGCATTTAATTATGGTCTTGCTATTGGAACCACAACCATGGCAGATGGTGTTCGTCTTGCTGTTGGAACTGGAGTTACTGTTAGTGATACTACTGTCACTGCAACAACTTTCTATGGTGCTTTAAGTGGCAATGCTTCTAGTGCCACAACTGCAACCACATCAACATCAGTTGATACTGTTGGAATTGCAACTAACCAAAATTATAATCTTACCTTTACTGATGGTTCTGGAACTGGAAAGACTGTAGGAGTTGATGCTGAACTATTATATAATCCAAACACTAATGTATTATCTGCACCAAATATTAATTCAGGTGCTATTAGAGCAGCAGATGGTACATCTGCAATTACTATCACTAACACTACTGGTGCAGTAGGATTTGCAAATAGTGTTGTAATTAGTGGTGATTTATATGTATTAGGAACTGCAACTGAAGTTAATACAGACACATTAAAGGTACAAGATCCACTTATTGACCTTGGATTAATTGATAATGGTTCTGGACAATTAATTCCTCCAATTTCAGACTTAAACCTTGATATTGGTATCCTACTTAACTGGTATAGTGGTTCTGCTAAGAAGGCATCAGTTTATTGGGATGATAGTGCAAGAAGAGTTGGTATTGCATCAGATGTAACTGAATCTTCAGGTGTTCTGACTGCTAATGCATATGCTGCAGTTGAAATTGGAGCACTTTGGGTTACTGATTGTGCTGGAACTTCACAAGTTATTTCTTGTACTGGTGCGGAAAGATTCCTTGAAAATATTACAGTAGATGCAGGAACATTCTAATGAATGATGTTGATTATCAATTCTTATTGAGTGCCTATCAAAAGAAAGTTTCTGAACTTTCAAATCAAGTTGTAGTTTATGAAGCTAAAATTAATTCTTTATCATCAACAATAAGTGAATTGACTTCTAAACTTGATAAGACTGAATCACAAAAATCTACTAGAAAAAAAGTAGATTCATCTGAATCTTTTTAATAAATAAATAAAACCCCATATATATTGGGGATTAAGGTATATACCGCCAATGAGGATGAATGAATACTAATCCTACCATCAAGGTCAAAAGATCGTTAGTTCAAGGAAAAACTCCCACAGTAGAGCAGTTAGGTCTGGGAGAACTAGCTATTAACCATTATGATGGAAAGTTATTCATTCGTCAGGACACTCTAGGTGTTGGTATAGGGACCACAGTAATTAGTATTGGCAATGTAGGACCTCAAGGAGCAACTGGTGCTCAAGGATCTGCTGGTGCTCAAGGATCTGCTGGTGCTCAAGGTGCAACAGGTGCTCAGGGAGATATTGGATCTCAAGGTGCACAAGGATTCCAAGGTGATGTAGGTGCTCAAGGATCTGCTGGTGCACAAGGTGATGCAGGAACCAATGGTGCCCAAGGAGATACTGGTTCTCAAGGATTTCAAGGTAATATAGGACCCCAAGGTGCTCAAGGTGCCACTGGTGCACAAGGTGATGCTGGTGCTCAAGGTGAT